AATCTATTTAAAGCAAAAATAAAATCATCAGAATTTTCTCCATATAAAAATATTTTTTTATTTGTTTCTGAAAGAGAAATTCTTTTAGCATTAAGTTGTGCAATCTGAATTTGTAAATCTGCTGTTCTTGATATAATAGAATTTTTAGTATAATTTACATTATTATCTTCCTCTCTATTATTAAGGCTTTTTCTAAGATTAGATACCTTTTGAGCTAAACTATTAATTTGATTATCAATATCTTTAATTTGTTCAGCATTAGACATATAACTTAAAACAGTTATATTACCACTAGCATCACGCAATACTTCATATCTAACTCCATTTATTGAAGCAATACTTTCTTCTTTATTTGAAAAAGATGCATTTACAACTTTAGATTTTATTGTAGACACTTGACCTACAGATTCAATTGGAATAATTAACTGTACACCAACTTCATTAACAGTTAAACTACCATTAGAAACACCTTTACTATTTTTTTGTAATGGATATATTTCAGTAAATCCTTCAGCAGAATTAATTGCATTTGAAAGTCTATTGATACTTTCTTTAAGTTCAGCAATATTTTCTTCATTAGTTTCAATAAGCAAATTAGCATTTAAAGTATCTAATGTAAGTTGTAATGTTGTTATGTCAGCATTAATAGTTACCTGAACACCAAAATTTCCATCTTGCATTTTAACTAACTTACCAGTTTGACCATTAAAAATAATAGGTTTGTCTAAATTATCTTCAAGTTTATTTTTAATAGGATCTGATTGTGCTATACCAGTATCTATAATACTTTGATTATCTTCTGTTTTTTTAATAGGAGTTTTAATATCTGGCTTTATTTTAATAATTCCAAAATTTTCAATTTCTGATAAGTATTCTAGATCAACTGTATCTTCACCATTTTTTACAATAGGAGCAGTAGTTATATCATTTATATAACCATCAATTGTTACATCTATTTCAAAAGGCATTAGTTTTAATTCAGGTAAAATACCAGTCATATTATAAACTGTATATCCATAAATAGATTGTTGAGCACGGAAATATGTAGAAGTATCATAATCTGTATTATCTCCAAAAGATTTCCATTTAGTAGCTTTTGAAGTTTTAATATCTACAATAGCAATTGTACCATCTGCTCTTACTAATAGTAAATCAAGTTCTCCTGTTACTCCATTTTCATTTCTTAAAGCTTTATCAAAAACTTTTACATTTTCAGAAAGTATTCTATATGTACCATCAATAATTCCAAGTCTAAACTTAGTAATATATCCTCCAGGATTTGTAGTTGAAACTTGTGCAAAAAGTTTATCAAAAACTTTTCTAGACATTACATCTGATATCTTAACAGATTTACCTTTAATGTCTACAACAGAGTCATATTCAAATTCACTAAATTTAGATTTAGTACCAGCATTAGGAGTTAAAAATACTCTAATTAAAGAATCTACTATATCTCCAGCACCTGATGATTCTCTAAATGCTAAATCTGCAATAAACTTTTTTAACTTTTCATAATTAGGTTTTGTATTTAAAAAATCTTCAAGATCTTTTAATTTTTTTTCTGATTTAAAAGTCTTCCATCCTGAGTATGCTTTTGCTTTAAAAGCTTCCATAAATAGTCTTACTCTATCTGCAGGTACAATATCAGGATCATTAAAGAACTGATTGTATAAGTTTTCAATTGGAGATAATGTAACAACACCATCTTCATCTACTACATCTTTTAAAGGTTGGATTATAAATGGATCTTTATTTTTTAAACTAGCCTCAACTTCTGTTGCAACTTCTGTAGTTCTTGATGGAATAGGATCATTAGGACCTCTATCTTTAAAAGTTCTACCAATAACAATTCCATCTTCATTAACTATATCTACAAGTTCATCTTGTTTTGCTATTATATTTTCTTCTATAATTTGAATAGTTTGTTCAGCAATATTTCTTGGTTCAGAGGCTTCAACCCTAGCACTTAAATAACCAGTTAAAGCTTCTATATCTTCTTTTAAATTAGCAAGATCTAATTTAGAAGCAGATATCATTTCTTTATTATTTTTAGGATTAGGATATTCTCCTGCATCTAAAAATGATTGAAATCTAGATATTATATTAGATATAGTATAGGTTGTTGTTTGAGCATTAATTTCAATATCAATAAATTTTAATTGAGGTGCATTAGCTAATCTTTCAGCTTTATCTAAAGATTTTTGTTTTGCTTCTGTATTAAATGTATTAATTAAACCTGATTGTCTTTCTAACCAATTGGATCTAAGTCTTTCATATTCAAGTGGATTTTTTGTTTTAATATTTATATCTTCTTGTAAAACATCAACTAAATATGCATTAAATAACTCTGTAATTTTTTCTTGAAACTCAGAATCAAAATCTTCAAACTCTGTTTTAGTAGTATATTCATCAGGTGTATTTTCATCTATACCTTTTCTTTTAAACTCATCTTTTGTTTCAGCAATAAGATTATCATATCTTTCATTTATTGCATCTGTAGCTTCTTGATATACTAAATATTCTTTTGTTTTTTCTATATCAATAGTAGGAGTAGTATCTTGTTTAGCAAGTTCAGAATCAATTTCTGAAAGTCTACTTGCTGCAACTTCTTTAAATATTTCAGACTTAAGTGCAGTATCTACTTGAGTAGTTTGTGCTTCTTGTTCATCTTCAATATCAGAAACATCATATTTTCCAAAAAGAGAACCAATTAATTTTCTTTTTGCTTCATCATTTTGATATATATTAGTTTGTTCAGCTAGTATTTGTGCTGCATCAATTCCTTTAGGTTGTAAAATTTCAGTTGCTAAAATTTCTGCTGCAGACTGAACTTCAACATAATTTTCAGATTGTAACTTATCAATAATTTTAAGAACTAATTCTTTTTCTTTTTCAAGTGAAGCTCTTTCTTCTGGAGTTAATTCATTTTCTGCAATTCTAGTTGCCTCTTGTTGTAAATATTCATCTATAGTTAAACCATTTGCTTGTTTAAATTTATCTTCATATTTTATACGTTCTTTTTCTAAGAATTGTTTTCTTTCTTCTTCTAAAACTTCAATCCTCTTATCTAGTAATTGTTTTTGTGAAAGAGGTTCTCCAGCTGGCTTTTTTAAATCTAAATCAGCCATTTTTTGAAACAATTCAATATAATCCTCATATATAATAGAACCTTTATTAATCATTCTATTATTTGTTACATCAATAAAATATTCAGGTAACATATTAGAATTCTCTACCCATTTTGAAAATTGTTCAAGGTCAACAAATATTCCTTGATCAGCTAATGTATTTAATAAAGTATTTTTTTCTATTGCAGAAATTTCTTGATTAACTATTTCTTTTACAATTTCTTCTCTATTATGATAGAGATCCTTCATAAATTTAAAGTTACCCATTACATGCTCATAGAAATCTCTTGGATTGGCTAATAAATTAACATATTGATTAAGTTTTGCTGTTTCATTTCTTAAGATATGTGTTTCAAGTAAATCATTAAATAAAACATCTATACCACCCATGTTTTGTATCTCTTGTTCTAATTGTCTTTTCTTATCAGTAGTATCAGCTAATCCTATTAATAAATCATTGAATGCTTCTTTATAATCTAAAAATTCATTACTTTCTCCTTTATCATATTGTTCAATAAGAGTATTTATTGTTTGTAAAGAAGCATCAGTGTCAGAAATTTGTGGATTATCTTTTTTAATACCATCTTTAATTTGTTCAAATACTTTTTTATAAATAAATAATTCTACAAGTTTTTCTTGTTTTTCTTGAAATCTAGAATATAGTTCTACCTTTTCTCTTTTTTTAGTAGCTTCCTCTATTGATTCAGCAGAGCCAAAAGATTCTAAACTTTCTATTTCAGTATTCATCATTTCAATTTCTCTTTGCAATCTATTAGGATCTGTAAATCCTGCAAAATCAGAAAAATTAGAATTTTTTATAACAGACAATGAAGATAAAGTTTCAAATAATTTTTTCTCTCTATTTATATTATCATCAAATGCTTGATGAACAAATACATAATTATACAATGCTTGATTATAAGCTTTATTATATACTTCAGCTATTCTATATTCTTCAGTATCTTTTTCATAGTCATCTAAATTAGCCATGAATTGCATCTTATCTTTAGCTGAAATCCATCTTTTAGATATTACCTTTGCACTCTCTATAGATTTATCAAATCTTTCTAAAGCTTTTGCACCTTGTCCTGGTTGTAATTCCCAAGCTTCTTCAATATCTTTTGGAGATGCTTGTTTATAACCCTCATAATGGTTTAAGAACATATCAAAAGTTCCATTCTGTAATGAACTTAATACAGCTGAGTGAAATGCAGTAAATTCATTATCTTTTATTTCTTTAGTTGTAAGGTCCCCTGGATTTGCTATTTCTTTAGCTACTAAAGATTGAGTAACATAATTATTAATTCTTGAGTCAAAAAAGTACTTACCATTTTTATACATGGTATTCATATTATTTACAACATCATCAGCCATTTCTTCTCTTTGATCTAAATAAGTTTTATAAGAAGAATCTTTCTTTAAATAATCATTATAACCTACAGTTGCATATTTCTTTACAAAGCCCGGAGCTTGTAAAATACTACCCATTAAAAAACCTGATAAAAATGTTTCAAGTCCTTGTGCAGACCATTGCTTTCCTATTGCTTCTCCTAATAAACCAGAAGAATATCTAAAATTTCTTCCTTCAGTATTCTTATATGTATTTACATAATAGTTTTGTGTAGCCTCTTGAAGTACATCTTGTGCTAATTCTTGACCACCTTCAACTAAATTTGCTTTAAAATAATTTAATCCTACTTTACCATATGTAGCAGGTTTTGCTAATGACTTTATTGCATTAGCAAGATTTATTCTTTGTTTTGCAAAAGTACCTTCTAATGCAGATTTACCTGGATTAAAAACTACTTGAAAATCTTTTCCAACATTTGTAACAACTTTACCAAAACCAAATCTTGGAATCCCCTTTAAAAAACTTGCATTTGTAATGGAAGGAAAAACTAATTTATTAGAGTAATAAACTAATGCAGTATTACTAAGAGTATTTTCAAATGAACCTTTAGAGGCTTGTCTCATCATACTCTCTTGTTCTTCTAGAGTAGGAGGAGTTCCATTATGTTCTTCAACATGTTTATTATATAATCTATCATAGGTTTGAGTTCTTGTGAACCCACCTTCAAGTTTTCCTTCTGATAAAGCAAGATTCATTACCATCATGTCATGCCATAAAGCACCAGCAGTAGTTGCACTTCTTGCAAGATTTGTAATATTATCTGTATTTTTTAATTGATTATAAGCTTGTAATGTATTATGTGCAGGATTAATAAAATTACCAAAGTTTTTTGAAGCTGATGCAAACAAACTTTTAGCCTCAGCTAATTTTGAATAATTTTTAACTCCTGAAAAAAGCTTACCTACTGCTTGACCAGTTTGTACTAATGATTTAGGAAGACTTCCAAGTTTACTAAGAAAAGTACCAGCTCCTTCTGCAGCTCCAGTAGCAACATTACCACCACCAAATAAACCACCAATTAAAAAACCTTCAACTGCACCTTCTGTTAAAATACCCATTGAATAAGCAGCTGAATTAAAAAGATTTACTGTAAATCCGCCTAAGCCACCTTTTGTTGATGCTCCAATAGCATTATAATATTCATAATCTCTAGCACTTTGTGGATCTGCATCAAAGAAACCATCTCCATCTATTACACTTTTATATGATTTAATTGGATCTGTAAATCCTTTAGATAACATTGGCCACAAAGAATGTGAACCCCATCTTTGTAAATCATCTCCAAATGTAGTATTCTGATTAAAAAAAGTTTCATTATCTATTAAAGGATGAAAACCAATTTCATTAAAAGTATCTTGTCCATAAGCTTTATATCTTTCTCTAAAGGTACCTTTAGGAGAAGCATCATAAGCATAAGGTTGAGCATAATTACTAACATCAGATATAGAATTTATTTCTGACATTCCTTTATCAATAATAGCTTGAAGACCTCCTTCAGTAGCACCACTTCTTCTATCTGCACTTACTTGAGAAGGTGGATAACCAGGAGATACACCTGCTGTATTATCTTTAATATAATTTGTAGTATTAACAAAAGTATCTGGCCAATTAGCTTTTGGAGCAAGAGGTTGTTCAATCCTTGCTGGATTTAACAAATCACTTTCAGCCATAAGATCATTAACATCTGGCATAGGTGCATTTACATTTTCTGCAGTATTTATTGTTTCCTCAGCCATTTTAATTAGTTATTATACTTATAAAAAGGATTCAATGGATTAAATCCAAAATTTTGTACAGCATTATTAATTCTTTTTTGATCACCAGATTTATGAATTTTGTTAAACATTGCAAAATTTAATTCTGCAGTATTCCTTAACATGGTATGCATAATTTGTTCTTTCTGATCAATAGTTTTTCCACTCCTTACACCAACATCCCATGCTTGATTAATTGCAGTTTTAGAACCATCTTCATTTAATTGATAAAAAGTTCCAAGACCTCTGTAGTCATCTGAACCAGGTTTCTTTTCTATTATATATCCACCATTTCCTCCAGGATCATTATATTTAATTGGACCTTTATTTAATAAAACTTCTACTGGAGATTGGAATTGATCTCCAAATAATGGGTTATTTTCCCAAAGAGGTTTTGGAGCAATAAATGTAAGACCTTTCTGATATATGTTATCAATTTTAGATTTAATAGAAGCTTCTGTTGCATCTTCACCTGCCATGCCTTTTATAACATTTTCAATAAGTTCTCTAGGAGCCATAACTTTCATTGATCCTAAATTATTACTTTCCATTGATATTGTTGTGGCACCTATTCCAAAAGGAGCTAATTTTTTATCTGTATTTAATCTTTGTTGTAGATCTCTAACAATAGCTAGTGCTTCAGATTGTGTTACACCAGTATCTTCATCAAAAGATCCTGGAAGTTTATTACCTTCAGTTGTAATTCTATATTTACTTTCATCTTGATTCCAATTTGTAGATAATATAGTTGTAAACATTTGACCAGCTGATCTATTACCAGGATCCATAGTAACTCCTGGTGCAACCATCATAACTCCTGTTTCTGTTCCTAAAGCATATTTATTACCAGATTGTTTATTTACATTTGTAATATATGTAGTTAAACCTGTTTTAGGATTATTATCTTTTAAAAGTTCTTCAAATGATATATCAAAAACATCAGCTGTCCATGAAGCTTTATCTTTAATATTTTCTCTTCCATCACCAAAAAGATTACCGACATTAGTTAATGGGAATACATAATTATACCATTTTGAAGTTCTCTCTTGATTAGTATTTTTAGTAACATCAAATCCAAGAATTGAAGATATTGCTTTATCTACTTCAGGAGCTAATGCTTTAAATTCTTCTAAATGACCATTACCATCTAAAGTATATTTTCTCATCATTAGATCTACAGCTTGTTTCATTTTATCTTCTGTTATACTTCCATATAATTTAGGATCTTGTGTTTTTATTTTATTAACAATATGATGTAAATCTTGATTAAATTTATTTTGAATTTTTGTAAAATTTTGATCTTCTATTATACTTAAAGCATCTGTTGTTCTAGCTAGTTGTTCTAATTTTATTATATTTTCATTACCAAAATATTGTTTAGAAAGACCACTTCCTGAATGTGATACTGACCACTTTCTCATAACATCATTTACATTATAGATCTGTCCAGAAGAAGCATACGTATTAGTAAATTTAGGAGCATCAGTTTTAAATTCATTCCAAATGCCTGACCAAGCTTTTTTAATTGCAATTAAATTTGCAGGAGTACTACCTTCTTTTAAAATTTGTGTTGCTATTTTATTACTAGGATTGAATTGCTTTACAAAAGTAGCTAATTGAGCAGAAGTAAAAGATCCAGAATCTACACCATTTTGAATCATTGTCATTAAATTATTTACAGGTTCAGTAGCATTTTGAGAAATTAATTGTTCACTACTCATTTTTTGTAAATCATCAAATGTAAATGAACCATCTGTATTTGATCCAGATCCAGGTTCAATATTAACTATATTAAAGCCACCATTTTGAGGATTCTTATCTAATTTACCTGTATTTACATCAAATCTCCAATAACCTTTTTCTACTAAATTATCTACAGCTTTTCCAAACATATCATATTCAGACTTTATCCTCATTTCTTCAAGTTTATTATTATGAACTTGACGATCTCTTGCAGATGCATTTCTATGTCTTAAATTTTCTAAACCAATTGGATTTGCTTTATACTCAACTTCATAATTAACCATTGCATAATCATTTGCAGCTCTCATTATATCTTGTTCTGCATTAATAGATGCAAATCCAGCATCTACTTTTAATCTTGCTAATTCTAAATCATTTAATATATCATCATCAGGACTTTTTACAAGGTCTGAAGATTTAGTATTTATTTCTGAATCTAATTTTTGAGCATTATCGGCAATAGTAGAATTTACTTTTAATCCTAAATTTAATCTATCAGCATATGAATATTGTTGTGGATTAACATTTCCATCTTTAATATCTTTTTCAAGATTACCTTGTAAATTTTCAGTAGTCTTTAATTCATCTTGAGCTTTACCATTTTTTTCAGCAGCATAAGTTTTTAAATACTCATATTTTTGTTTAATATATTCTTTTTCAGATTCTAATTTATTTCCACCAAATTTATCAGCATTTTGATATGCATAATTCATTCTTTCTACAAATGCTTTTTCTCTATATTTATCTTGTATATCTGGTCTATTTATATATTCTGTTAAAAACATATTTTGAAGAGTAGGTAATATTAATTCCCCATTCTTTTTTCTTATTAAATATAATCCTGATTCATCTGGTAATTGTGTAACAGCTCCAACATTGAATTTTTTTGCTAAATTCATATACTCTTCATTAACTTTTACATCAGGAGTATATTTAACATTAGCCATATTTAAAGTCTCATCTAAAGTAGCATCTTTAAACATCTGTCTTCTTATATTCATTCCTTCTACACCTGTAGACCACCATTGCTTTCTTTGTTCAGCATCTGCTGAAGTTCTTAATGCTTCAGCTCCAGCATATGTATTTCTAAAATTTTTAGTCCAAGCCATATCTTTCATAAGATATCTATCTTCATAAAAAGGTTTAAATACTTGTGTAGCTTGATTTACATTCTGTTCTAAAGAAAGATCTAATCCTGATGTTCTTTTTAAATTAAAATCAATTTGTTGTAAAAGTTTATCTTTTTTTTCAATATTTAAATCATGTGTAAGATCCGCACCATATAATTGACCATATAATTTATTTACAGATTTCCAATTTGTATCATACTGTGTTTGTTTAGCTTGCAATAAATTTGAATAAAAATTTAAGTCAGGCTGAAAAGGCTGATAATCAGGTATAAAATCCGTAACACCTTGAATGTATGTTGCCATAATTTATTTTTTTATAAAACTATTAAAATTTTTTAAGTTTATTAAACTTATAAAGTTTATTTCAAATAAGGAAGCCATGATCCAATATCAATATATCCTCCATCTTTAAATATTGGCCCACCATATTTTCCTCCTGCTACTGGATCTACGTCAGCTACTCCAGCTACTCCAGGATAAGAGTTAGGTGGTGTCTGAGCATAATTAGTATCTTGTGATTTATTTTGAGACTCCATCCTTCTACGAGCACAAGCTGATGGGTCTTTATCTTTTCTTGCTACACACCAGTCATATGCTTCATCAAAAGCTGCAGAACTACTACTAGTATCAATTTGATGATCTTTACCTTGTGTAAAATGCATTCTACCACCAACTCCTGGACTAACAGCATATTGTGGATACATTTGATTTGTTGCATCTGTTTTCCATCTATTAGTAATTGCGTTAGTAAATTGATTTACAAGGTTATTTCCAGCTGCTCTTTTACTATTATCATATTGTTGATTACCAATAGTATTTTCTCTATATAGTAAGGCTCCAGCATTAGAATTTGCAGTTCTTTCTTGATTCATAATATCTGTACCTTTAAGTTCAAAAGCATCTCCTATTCCTACATTTTTATTATCATAGGCACTTAATGTATCTGCTGCTGATTTTGCAAGTTGTGATTGTATACCAGTTGATCTAGTTGATAATTCTTGTCCTCCTGCAAACCCTTCTAATCCTGCTGTAAGCATACTAGCATCTTCACGTTGTCTAGCAAGTTCTCTTGTAGGATCAACAAAGTTAGGTCTAGGATCTTGCATATCAAATCTTTGTGCCATAGGCCCATAATTTTTAATACCTGCTAAATTAGCAGCTGCAGCAGCTGTTTTTATAGTATCTTGTAACCACCATTCTGCTGGTGGAGCTGGTTTATTTATTGTTACATCATCTTCACATGGAGGACATACACCATTTACTGGTTCTAAATATACTAATCCTTCTGGTTTTTGACATGGACATTTTTTAGTTTTTTCAGGAGGTGTACAAGTACATTTACCATCTTTATCTACATACTTACTATAAGTAGCTGTATTAGTTGGATCTGTACATTGACAGTCAGTATTTTCTACAACATCTTCAAAAATATTTTCTCTAGTAGCTGACATATATCTATGTCCTGTTGTTGTATCTCCATATGTAGTATTTTTTTTAGGTCCTCCATACCATGTATTATTAGCATAATCATATTTATCATCTAAAGGAGATATTTTAGCACCCATTGGTCCATATAAAGCACCCATTGATTTTTCATCATCTGCTCCTGAATGAACCATACTTACATTTCCTAAGAAATTATCCATAGCATATTGAGCATCTGGGTTATCTGCAAACTTTTTATCTGTAAAATCTTTATATGCTTGTGCATATCCATGCATTGTTGCTTGTTGTAATACTCTATCTTTTCCTAATGGATCAAGAGGCACACCTAAAGTTTCTACAGTTTTTGCAATAGTTGTAAATCCTTTACTTGTTAAACGTGCTAAAGCATCTTTAGCTTCTTGTCTAGTATATAATTGTCCTGTTTGTGGATTTTTATATCCTTTAGCTATTATTTCATCAACTGTATCTAATCTACCACCACCATCACTAAATATTTGAGGATCTATATCATTTGCATCAAACATTAAATTTCTTTTTTGATGATTTAATGCTTGTTTTATAATTTCTTCATCAGATGGAAGAGTACCATATTTTTTAGTCCATGTATCATTTGGATTTGCATTAGCTACATTTTTTCCTTTCCAAGCTTCAGGATTTTCTATAGCTGCTTTTGTATTTTTAATTATTTCAGCTTTAACTGTAGGATCATCTAAATTCTGTTTAATTAATAAATATTGTGCAGCTGCCATTCTTCCAGATTCTGTATCTGGAAAACCTTGTAAATCATGGGCATTAATATCTTTTCCAGTTGGAACTGACCATTTTGATTCTTTTAATATTTGAGTTTTAACTTTTCCATCAGCTCCTGTTCTAGTTACAGTAATTTGTACTTTTGGATCTTTTTGTTGAGCATCATAAATTGCTCTCCTTAATGCAGCATCATCCATTTTTGTTGCATCAATAATAATTTTACCATCTTCAGCTTTTGGTAAGTTATTACTTCTAGAATAACGTCTATTAGAATAGTTGTCAATTACTGCACCTTGTTTAGCTTCTGGCATATCATAGAAAGGCATGTCATAACCACCCATTGCCATACCATAAGCTGCCATAGGAGCTTGTTGCATTTGTTGCTGTTGCATAGCCATCATCTCTTCTTCAGAAGGCTGACCTTGTGCCATTCCTTGACCTTGAGGTTGTTCTACTTGTGACATTGATTGTTGTACAAGACCTGCTGCTTCTTGTTCAGAAGCTCCAAGTTGTACAAATATCTGTACAATTGCTTCCGGTGGAAGATTATTTTGTAATAAACTTAATACAATTTCAGGAGGAGAAATACCTTTTTGTAAAGCAGCTTCAACCTCTTGAATTATTTCCATCATCTGTTCTTGATCACCTCCTTGAGTTTGACCTTGTTCAGCTTGTTGTTGCTGCATCATCATCATCTCCTCCTCAGAAGGTTGTGCCATACCTTGTTCTGCTCTTCTTAATCTTCTTTGTCCACCCCATCTCATCATTTCTTGTTGTGCTCCTTGCATTTGTTGCATGATACTACCAATTAATTGCTGTACTTGATCTTGAGGCATTCCTAATTGAACAAATATTTGAGCAACTTGCTCTGGTGGAATTTGAGATTGTATTAATTGAGCAGCTACTTCTTCAGGAGCAGCTCCTTGTTGAAGAGCTTGTCCAACTTGTTGCATAATTTGTTGCATCTGATCACCACCTCCTTGTTGTTGTTGCTGTTGCTGTTGTTGCATCATCATCATTTCTTCTTGTGATGGCTGTTGCATTCCCTCTTCTGCTCTTTTTAATCTTTTCATACCTCCAAATCTCATCATTCCTTCTTGAGACATAGGTTGTTCTGCAGGTTGTCCTTGTGCAACAGGTTGTCCTTGATTCATACTCATTGCTTGAGCTTCTTGATTTTCTGAACCTAATGTTTCAGCAGAATTTTCTTGTTGTTCTTGTTGTTCTTTTTGTTTTTTAAGTTGACTATTTAAACCAGATAATTTTTCATCAGGTAAAATATCTTCTTCAGTTAATCCTCTTGCTTGCATACAAGGTTTAGCAACAACAGGAATTCCTTGAGGAAATCCTTTCATTGATTCTTGTTCTAAAGCTAAACAACCAAGTTTAATTACATATTTTTTTATCATTAATTCAGCAGTTCTTTTTTCTATTGCATCTGAATTAGAATCTTCTAATATTTTTCTATACTTATCAACATCATAGCGTTTAGCAATAGCAGCTGGAGTATAACTACCAGACTTAGTTGTAAGACCAAAAGATTTTAAAACTTCTGGATCTTTAATTCTCATTCCTGGAGTATCACTAAAGATAAAAGTATCTTCTGGTAAACTTAAAGGTACTCCACCATGTGTATGTCTTGGACCTTTAATAATTTTATGTTCTGGAATACCATCACCATTTATATCTCCATAAACAGTTTCACCACCTTCAGCTTCAATATTAGCTTTATCTACTGGAACAGCTTTAATATATTTACTTTCTATTAATTTTGATTCTTCACTAGTAGTATTACGGTTACTACTAGCCATTCCAGCAAAGTCATTAAATAATGCACCTTGAACTTGCATTCCAGTTTTTGCTTGTGGTAACTTTTTAATTTTTACTTTGTAAAACATAATATAAATTTATATATATTCAATTTGACCTCCAGCAGCTAAATACTGTTGAATTTGTTCTTCTGTCATATAAGCTTCATCATCATTTAATTGTTCTTGTTGTGGCAAATAACCATCTGTATAATAATTATATGGTTCTGCATATCCTCCGTTTGCCATATATCTACCATATTTAGCCATTGGTCCCATACCAAGAGTATCATTACCCGTAGTACCTTCATAAGAATTACCTGAATTAGGATTCCACTTACCTTTATTTATTCTTGCCGTATCACCAGAAACTTGAGTTGCTCCCCAATTATTATCATAAAGTTCTTTTTGTTGATTTTTTCTTTCAAAGTTATTTAAAACTCCTATGCCAGCTCTTATTCCAGTATTACCTACATTTAACATAGCTTCTGGATCAAAAGTTTTCATATTTTGTACCTTATTTTCTACACCAACATATTTTTTTTCATCAGCTTTATAATTAGGATCATAACAAGGACTATTAGGATCTAATACTTCATCTTCATTACAAGGACCTGTTCCACCTTCTCCTATTCCTCCTTGATTTTCAAATTCACTATTTGTTTTTTTAATAGACTCACCAAGATAATCATAACCAGGAGATCCAAATCCTGTATAAGATGTAGGTGTATTAATCGGATTCCCATCTTGTGAAACAGAAGATGAAGCTAAGAAAGGAAATTGAATTTCTTCTCCATTAGCAGCTTGTGGTAAATAACCACCATAAGCCATTTCTGTATTGATTGGTCCTACATTATTAATAGGATAACCTTCAGGCATAGGTTGTGGTATAGCAGGTTGCTCTGGTAAAGTTAATTGACTTTTTAAATATGCACCTCTTGGGTCCCCTGGAGGAAAAAAACTTAATGGTAAAGGTGCTCCAACATTTGAATTCTCAATTACTGGAATAGAAGTTTCAGCACTTCTAAGTCTACCTTTACGGTCAATACCCATTGGAATACCATTAGGATCTAATTTAGTTTGATACATTTGGTTTCTACCAATTTTCATTCCTTCTACATATTTAGTACCATTAGGTTGAATTCCTGTATTACTTGTTCTATTTCTAGAACGTCCTAAATTATTCTCAAGTTCTTTTAAACTTTCTAAATTAAGACTAGCACCAGCACCAGAACCAAAAGAAGACACATCATAAATATCTAAATATTTTTTAGGTCTACCAAACATACCTGTTTTAGTTACATACCTTGCTACAGCATCTTTTGGTAATTGACCAGTATATGGATTTCCACTATTTATATAATAAGGATTTTTTGTTTGTTTTCCATAAGATCCTCTTGATCTTAATATTGGATTCCATGGTAATATAGTATCCCATAATCCAGGATTGTTTGCTGTAATTTGAGTATTATATTTTATACTAGCTAATGGAACACAATCACCATATTCAGCATTATATACAAAACCAGCAGGACATTCTTTAACAGTTTTTCTGTCAATGTCATCTCTGTTTTGTATGTTAGATACATTTGAATTATAAAAATCTAAATATTTTTCAAAATCTCCAACTCTGTTTGCTTCATTAGTAGCTTTCATGTATTCAGTTTTCCAACTGTCATAAGCATCTTTTTCAGTTTGATCTGTAATAAGATTGTCTCCAGGATTATTACCTGCAGTAGCTCCTGGCCAATTGTCTGGATTAGTTTGATCATCTAACCATTCTTGATAAGCTTGTTTATCACTTATCATACTAGTTCTACCTGATTTATTTTTTACTTCTACTCCATTTCTAGCTTCATAAAGACCATATGGTTGATAGTATTTATCTTCATCACCACCATACATAAACTTTGTAAGTGGATTTTCAGCATTCATATCTATGAATCCTCCAAATGCTCCTACTGGATTTTGAACTACTTCTTCTTCTCCAACTAAATTTTCTTTAGGACCATCTTGCATTATAAGATTCATGATCTCAGGATTGTATTTAGCATTTTCATATACTTCTTTTGAAATAGCTTTATTAGAATTATTTTTAAGTTTTTTAATAAAAGTAGATTTTAAATCAGAAATATCATTTGTTAATGTATCTTGTCTTACACCTTGTCCTATTTTATTATCTTCAGTTTGTCCACCTTCATCAAACATTAAAGATAATTTTGTTATAAATTTCTTTTTAGTAATACCACCTTTTTTAAAGTCATCACTTGGTATATCTGTTGATAAATTTTGATTATGTCTATAATAATTTCTTTTTTTATCTGAAAAACCTGGTTCAATATATTGCATAGAATCAGGTCCTTTTAATATTTTTGGATCTATTTCACCTTCATTTGAACGGACAACATCCTCAAGTTGTCTTGATGGTCCCATTGCACCTATATCAGTACCACAAGGACAATTATTATTAAGATCTGGTTCCATATAATTAGGTTGACCAGGATCTACACATTGACAAGGATTTGCAATAGCATCATATGTTTGATAACCAGCATAACCTAAACCAGTACCAAGAAGAGAACCTTTTAAACCTAATCTAAATTTATAATTTTTAGCATTTTTAATATCTGCTGCTGTTTTAGCAAAAGGAATATCTACAGGATTTACTAAACCTTGTCCTCCTAATGTATTAACATAACCAAAAGCAGGAAGATCAATTGCTTGTATATTACTTTTATTAGTTCTAAAAAATTGATTTAATCCAGTAGTTCCATAGGTTTCTAATCCTCTAGAAATTTGCCCTCTAAGACTTAAATCTGGACGAGGTGTAGGTGGAAGACCTGTAACATTAATTCCTTCTCCACGATTAAAATTTGGAAAATTAGTGTTTGAATCTCTAAGAAGACTCTCTTGTAAAAACTGTGTTCCTCTTGTACCAAATGGTGGTTTAACTGTCCATTTAGTTTGTGTACCAAGCTTTAAAGGATTACCACCTGTATCAAAAATTTTTGTTTCACCTGTAGCAGCATCTTTAGTAAAATAAAATCTATTTTTAAATGTTATTTCTTGTGCTTTTTTTGGTGTTGCACCAAATGGTAATTGTTGATTAGGTCCAAATTTATTTTTAATCTCAAAGAAATTATTATCATTTTCATCTACTCCACTTATGATTTTAGAAGTCATAGGATATACACCACTAACTAAACCTTCTTCCATTGAAATAGGGTTTATATCTGATAATGGAAAACTAGATTTACCTGACTCTATATTTTTAATTATATTATTTACATCATCTTGATATAAAACTAATTTATCAACACTTAAACTTCCATCAAAAGCTGCTCTATCTCCACCAATAGTTGAGTTTTTACTAAATATTCCTTTTGTAGGTTCTAATCCATTTAGAACATTCCACAATTCATATCTGTTTTGTGTAAAAGGTGTTTCTAATTTAGGTCCAAATTTCTTTCCTATCCAAGGTAAATTAGATATACCTTGTCCAACCAATGAAGCAAGAGGTGCAGCTTTACGTGCTCCTGATATATTTTGCATTGGATTATTTTGATTTATATAATCAAAACCATATTTTATTTTATGTTCTCCAGGTATATATGCATCATCTATAATGGGTTGTACAGGAATATTTTGCTGAATTGGCATATTAAAATTAGGTGCTACTTTAGATACCTTTTGCATAATTGATTCCATTCCTGGAAGAGCTTCTGCTTTATTTAAAGAAGAAAGTAACCTTTGAAATTCAGATTCTGGTTTTAAAAATTTAGTAAGACCTTTTGCAGTTTTACCAATAATTTCTAAACCACCGTCAGCTCTTGGTAATTCATCTTCTTCAGATTCTGTTTTATAACTTCCAAAATAATTTTCTAAATCAGAAAAACTGTCTGTTCCTTCCATACCTGGTGTTACAGTCATTAAGTCTTGAATAGAAAAAGGTTTTTGTTGTTCTCCACCATTACTATAAAATCCACCATATTTAGCTGAAAAAGCACCTTGTTGTTGTGATTGCTCAGTTTCTAAATGTGAATTGTCATCTCTATAAGAATCATCACCTTCATAACCTTCATTTGATAATGCAAGTTCTTCTTGTTCTGCATCACTTGATTCTCTTTCTGCAACTTCATTAGGATCTTCTGATTGGTCTACAGGTTGTCCATCTTCTGAAACTTCTGGATTTACTTTATCTAAAAGATCAGGATTTAAATATCCTTCTTCAGTAAGTTTAGTTATAGCAGCTTGAATAATATTTAAAGATGTAGTCTGATCTAAAGCATATTCTGTAATAAGTTTATTATAAACTAAATCAGGTAAGCCACTATTTTTTATTGTTGAATAAGTATAGTCATATATTTTATTAAGTCTTGCCGGATCCATTACTGAGGAAGACATTTGCATACCATTACTAGCTTTTTTTAAAAACTTAGATGCATTAGTAATATAACCAGGAGTTTCTCCTGGAAGAGCTTTTCTAATTCTTACTGTTTTTTTCATAATACTTATCTATATATAATATACTAAATTTTAATTTAACAAATAAACATTAAAAGTTTATTCTTCTTCAATGATATAACCTCCTTTAACATATTCCTCTATTTCTTTTTGAGATAGTTTTGTTACTACTCCACCATTTTTATTTTTATATCCAGATTGTTTACTTATTTGTTTCCAAGCATCTTGTACTGTAAGTGGTTTACTAATGTCACTTTCCCATTTTTCAAGATCCTGTTTACCCATTTTTATAACTATCTGTCTTCTCCATTTTTCAAGTTGTTCTGGTGATGCATTTAAAACTTCTTCTAAACTTAAACCAAGTTTACCTCTCATTTCACTAACAACAATTTTAGCAGGACCTGTTTGTAAAAAATCATTTCCTTTCTGATTTTTTAATAATTGTTGATATGTTTTAGGTAAAGTTTCAAAACCAGTATTTATTGTTTTTAATGATTCTACCTTAAGCTTACCTTTGTTTGATAAGTTATTTCCCCATGCATAGTTTTTTTGTAACCAAGCTTCCTGTTCAGGTTGGAGAATCTTACTCCTAAAATTTGGTAATCCTACATTGGGAAATAAATTAGAAAATAATTCATCTCTAGAAGTATCTCCTCTTACATTATTATAACCTTTAAATTTTAAAAATGCATCAAGTGCAGCATTATTAGGATCATCAGGATACATTTTATTAAAGTTTTGCCATGCTGTTTGCCATTGATTTTGTTGAGTAATAAGTTTTTTTAATTCAGAGTTAGTAAAAAAATCTTCTTTTCCAGGTACCCATTGTGGTCCAGATGGTTCAATACCAAATGATGCTAAATTTGAAAGATCATTTCTTACTTCCCAACCATCTGACCCAGCAGCAAAATTAAAATCACCTACTCCTTCAAATGTATCTTTACCATATGGAGGTTTATTTGATAAATATTTATCTAAAGAATTATTAGCATCTATGTTAGCTTCATTTTTCCAATCTTTTATTCCTGGATAATCTAAAGGATCTGCATGATAAAAAGATTCACCTTGAAAAGGTTCATCACCATATTGTATTAATGAATTTCCTCCTGTTGTATTAGAAAGATTTTTTAAATCAACCATAGGAACTTCACTTACACCTTTAAAATAATCTAGAGCAGGAAGAAGTTGATTAACTTTTAAATTCATTCCTTTATCTAAATTTCTAATTGGAATTTTTGAAACAGAATTAGGAATATTTAATCCTTTTATACTTCTTACTATTCTTCCTATATTAGCTTTAGGTAATGATCCACCTTTTTTATATTGACCTCTCCATCCAGTATTAAAATTATTAATTATGGAATTTTTATTATTTTCCATATCTAAACGATCTTGAGCAGACATGTTTTTAAGATCAGTAAACTTAAATGTAGGATCAATTGTTCCTATTTTATTCCCTGTACCACTAAGCCAATGTCTTGTATTTAATCCAGTTGCATTTGATAAACCTATAGTCTTATTAAATGAATCACGTGCTGATTGACCTACAGTACCTTTTGATTGACCTGAATTAAAATATATTTCTTCAGGTAATAAAGATTTATTTAAATATCCAGATTCATATAAAGGTTTTTTATTTACAATATATTTTTGATACCAATCTTGCCAATTTCCAGTACTAAAATCAGTAGGTAATTGAACTTTAAATTGATATGGTCCATAAGATTGTTTTTCAGGTAAAGAAGCTAAATACATTCCATCCATTCCATACATATCAGGTAAACCAGCTCTATATCCATATTGTTCCATAGGTATATGAGTAGCTTGATATGCAGCAAGAGATAATGGATCTGCTCTATTTACATTAGCTAAATCCATATTCTCAACTTCACTTCTAGGATTATCATATCTTCTTCTATACATATCAAATGTTCTATGACCATAGCCATCTAAACTTACACCTCTTGGATTAAAATCTCCTTTAACTTGCCTATAACCTGTTCTATCATGATCAATTGCTAATTGCATAATTTTATTCATGCTATCATTAGTTCTTGCCATTTTAAATAAATCTTCAGCCCCAACATCATTTCCAACATAACCTAAATTTTTTAATGCATCAGCTGCATTACGTCTATTTGCAAATTCTAAAGTACTTCTATCAAAGTTTGAAAGATCACCTATATTATAATCTGATGCTGGTTGATTATATATATCACCTAAAACATCATATGGATTATCTGTTTTACTTAATATATCAGTTAATAAATATTGTGAATCCAAATTACTTATAGGATTAATCATATCTAATATAGGCTGTATATTTGGATTTTTATAAACACTATTAGCTATATTTTGATATATAGCAGGCATTAATATATTTTTAGTAGGTGTCTTAAATTCATTTATTAATTTTCCAGTATTTTTTAAAATTTCTAAACCATTCCAAGCTTTAGGAAGTGAACCTCCTTTTTTATATCCAAGTAGTTTAGGATTAAATTGTATATCAGAGTTTGAATTAGATTTAATTAAAGGATTAAACTGATATCCTTCAGGTGAAGGTCTTAATAATATTTCTTCTACTGTTAAAGGTTTAAATCTATTTTCTCCAAAATTAAATTTATAATTATTTTTTAAATTAAAAGCTGGTGATTCAACAATACCAACTTTTCCAGAATCAATATTAATTGGATAAGTTCTATTAAAACCTGGAACCATAGTAGTTCTATTTGGTACTGATGTTAAATTTCCAAGATTTGCTGAAGCATTAGATCCAACTTGATTAGAATATATACCAGCATCAGGATGAAATTGTTTATATAAAGTATTTATATTTTTCCTAGTATTAAGTCCTAACTCTGAAGCTAAGGCTTCATTACTAGTAGCATATGAAAGATTTGGTGCAGGTATATTTGCTTGTTTAAAACCATAATATTTACCACTAGGTGTTGTAACACCTAAGTTAAATGCTTTAGTTGGAGTTTGTCCATATCTTAATAAATTTGTAGTTGCTCTAAGTGGAGACATAACACCCTGTATTCCCATTAAAGCATCCCATGCTGCAGTTCCATAATTTCCTTCTTGAAAATTAGTTCCTGCATTTGAAAAATTTTGAGGAGCTTGTAATGCAAAACCTGCATTAAATGCAGGATTACTAAAACCAGATAGAAGAGCACCTACTCCTTTTCTAAAACCAGCACCCTTAGCAAGATTACCAAGTGCATTAGCACCTTTAATTGGTGCAACTGCCATTCCTGCATTTGATAAACTTTCTCCTAAAGAACTCCAAAAATGACCATTATCATAACCTTGTCTTACATCTGCACCTACTTTTATAGGATTTGCAGCATTAAACATATTATGAAATACTCCTAGTGGAGAATCATAATTTATGGTTCCCATATCTACACCAGTCTCATCTTTAATTTTTTCTCTTTCTGTATAAGACATGTTACTATTACCCCACATTGTTTTACGAGGATTCATCCAAGCATCAAATGCAGGAATAGGATTGTATAAAACATCTTTAACTTTATCCCAAGGATGATCATTTATATTATATTGATTTGTTCTACCTTCTGATATTGCATCATCATTTCTACCAAAATTATTACGTGACCATGCAAAATTTATATTACTTTTAATATCTTCATCATTAAAAAGATTGTTTAATGTTTCATTTTCTCCAGTTATTGTACTTTTTCCAATATCATCATTAAGGGATTTTAAAAATTCTATTTGTGTTTTTGGATCATTTTTTATAGCATTTAATTTTTTTTCTACTCCAGATTTTAATATATCAGCACCAAAATTTTGTTTATACAATGTTAATGCATCTATAGCATCTTTATTTTTTGCTTCATATCCAACAGCAGTTCTTTTATCAATATCTTTTTTAAGATTCATTTGATTAAGACCTAATATATTTTGTTCTCTAACTTTAGCATTTGTATCTCCATACATAAGATTACCAAAACTTTCTGTTTTATCTATAAGATTTTTATTTTTTTCTGCTTGAGCTTTGTCATATTCAGAAAGAGCATTGGTTTGATTATTAAATTGTTGAAATTGATAAGCAAAATCATTTGGATGATTAGCATCATTCCAAGATGCTACTGGATCATTTGATTTTCTAAATATATTTTCACCACTAGCAACTTGATCTTTATCTGTTGAAGGTATTGAATTAACTATATTTTGTTGTGTAGAATTAAAAAGATCAGTAATAATTTTTTCAGTAGATTTTTTAAAGTCCTTTGTTAAACCTGCTTGTCCTCCAAGTTTTGTAGGTAATTCACTAATAACTTGATCTACAGTTTTTCCTTCTTTTAAAGCTCGTGTTACTATTTTATTAGTCATGGTATTTGTAAATACCTCATGTGCAAGTTTCATTGTTGGTTCAAATTCAGAAGTAATTTGTTCTTTATCAAACCCCCATTTTTCAAAGTCACTAACTTTATATCCATTATTCATTATCCTATTGTTCATTATTTCTCTAGGATATAATTCTATCTTTCCTGTTTTTTTATTTTTATTTATATAATAAGCATTTTTAATTTCTTTTTCTTTTTCAGGTGTAACATCAGATGGAGAAAGTATTAAAATAGGTTCTGGTTTTATAAATTTTGTCTTAAGATTTTTAGTATTTGCTTCTTTATATTTATCATAATAATTTTTTACAGTACCTTGCCATGCAATATTTTGTTTTTTTATACGTTCAGTTTCTTCTTTTATATATTTATCCTCTGCCATTTTTTGTTTAGCTGCATCTTCAATAGCCCAACCTTCTTCAATTTTAGTAACTCTCAAACGATCTTGTCTATCCTGTTCTTGTAATTCTTGAGGTGTTACACAACCTCGGTCTATGCCATCCATTCCTATACCACCATAAACTTTACCTGGAGGACATCCTTGTGTTGTTCCATAACCTTTAGTAGACTCAGTCATATATGGAGATTGCATTTGATCCCAATATGAAGATGGTGCAATACCTTGAACTGGTACTGGCTCAGGTGTTACATTTTCTTTATTTAAAATAGTTAAACCTTTTTTAGCTTGTGGCAATGATTGAGGTATACTAGTTATTCTATATTTTGCCATGATTAAATTGTTTCAAATGTATAACCTAAACTTTCTAAATATTTTTTAGTTTCTTCATCTACCTCATCTCCTAGTTCATAATCAGTTTCTCCACCTTCATTATATTTTCTAGTAAGTCTATAATTAGGAATTTTAAAAGATCCAAGAGGATCCCAATAAGCTTTTTCACTAAAACCTTTTTTAAATATATCTTCATTTAATAAATTAACAGCTTTATCAATATCTGATTTTGGAGCTGTCCTAGCACTTAATATAAAATCACGACTATTTATTCCAGGTATTATATCATCAAATAATTTACTATGTATTGACATAGTATTTAATGGAAGATAATTTTCATGATTTATATCCCAATCTTTTCTTTTTCCCATATTCAATAGCGCATTAAGGGAATCTAAACTTAAACTACTTGTTTCTAATATAGAAGGATTTGGTTTTGGAAAAACTTCATTCATTATTTTCATTGCTCTTCCAGATTCAAAAGGATTATACATTGAAGATGTAAAATGCCAATCATTATCATTGTTACTATAATTATTTTTAGCTACTTGCCAAAAACCACTATCACCTTTTACTTGAAATGGAAAACTTACATTTTTTGGATCAAAATTAGTAGGAATATTTTTTAAGTTTATTTCATCAATAGGAGAATCTGCAAAATTAGATTCTAATTCTGTATAGTCTGAGTATTCAGGACTTGTATATAAATCTTGATATGGAATTTGATATTGATTATTTTGTGGATTTAATTGTAATAATTCTGTATAAGTAGGAGTTTCTCTAATTTGATTATTTAACATCTCAATCATTTGATCACTATGAGAAAGAGGACGAGTTTGATTATTCAATATATTTTGTTCAACCTCTAAAGCAGGAGGAAGTATTGTACTTGTTGCTCTAGCAGCATTTAATAATGTAGCATTTACTGGAGCAGTAACTTTACCTAACTTAGTTAACTTACTTAAAAAAGGTATACCTTTTTTAGCAACAACTTCTAGACCACCATCTGCTCTTGGTAAAGCTTTAGATACTTCTTCAACAATATAGCCATCTTTAATATACTTATCTATTTCTTTTTGGGAAAGATTAGCATTTATATAATTTTGTTCTCCACCTTGTTTAAATATAAGAGGTTTATTACCAAATAAATGTTTACCTCTTTTATCTGTATATGAAGTAGGTATATTTATTTTTTCACATTTACATTTTTCACAAGGTCTTTCATAACCATCTGGGCAATCTGCTTTTCCTACACCTTGTCCATCAAAATTTAATTGAATATCATTATTAATTGTAGGTTTTTCATTAGTTTCTGTTTCAGTTTCAGTTTCTGTTTCTATTTCTTCATTATCATAATTGTTTCTTTCAGGCATTCTAGCACTTACTTTTCTTTTTGTTTCACCAAGTGGTATACTATATCTAACATTGCCATAAAAATTTGGAGTTAATGGTACACCCTCACGTTGTTTTCCACCCTCATAATTAAGTCTTGCTCCTGCAGTAGCAGAAAATATTCCTGGAATATTCTTAAATGGTTTTGCTTGAAATGTTAATTCCGGACTTAGAAAAGAAAGATCAAAAGGATCTCCTTTATCCATTTTATATTGATATGGTCTAGCTGTTTGAGTTCCATTTATAGCATCTTCTCCCATTAATCTTACTAGTTCATCTTCTTGTACTTTATTATAATCAGCACGTTGTTTTATTTGTGCATTAAATATATTTAATTTAGGTATAAAAGCCATGTCACCTTGTCTAGTTAAACCTTGACTATAATATCTATTAGGTGTTATTTTTTGACCATGTTTTCTTCTACCAAAAACACCCAACATACTTGCATCTATATTACCATATAATCCTGATTCAGGTGCATATCCTGCATGAGTACTAAATGCTCCTGTAAAAGGACCATTTGAAGAACTTCCAAAAGCATTACCAACTAAATCATAACCAATATCTGCTGTAAAAGGTAATCCTTTTTTATATAAAGGTTTTAAATTAGCTAAGTTTTGTGCAGCTTGATAACTATTAAAAGTTGCTGCATTATTTCCACCAGCTGTTGCATTTTGCCAAAAGTTTTGATATGCAGGATTATTTTGATTACCTGCATCATTATAATCCCAAGAAGTATTAGTACTTAAATCTAATGTAGGATTTGTTAAATCAGCAGCACTTGTATTATATGGTCTTCCTAATGTAAATGATAATGCATTACTAGCTGCATCCATTTTCTTAAATAACTTTGGATTTGTATAAGTTAGACTGTAATTTGGATTTCTATTATAATTACCTATTTGTCCATAGTTAGATCTAAAATCAAATGGTGTAGCTGTTATAGAACTTTTATCTCCAAGACCTATTGCATATCCACCTTCAGCTTTAGGTAAAGAACCTCCATCTTCATAGTACTTTGCATTAGGATCATAGATTTTATTCTTTCTAGATTTAGCTTTTGCAAAGAATGGATGTACTGCAAATAACTTATTAGTTGCTTCTAAACTTCTAGAATATGCTTTTTCATTTCTACGATTTGGTAATCTAGATCTACTACTTCCTCCATTTTTAAAATCATTTCCAAAATCTTTTGGTTTTTCTAATGTTGGATCATCTATAGAAGTATAGTCTGATGTTATTTCTTCTCCTACTTGTATATCTTTAATAGCTTTTAAATATCTTTTATTACCTTCAACTATTGATTCAGTATTAGTATCTTCAGAATGATTATGATAAGCTCCTAAAATTGGTGTTGCATTACTTGTTATATATTCATTTCCATTTTTTGAATAAGATGATTTAACATGTGATAAGCCAATAATTTCTCCAGCTCTTATAGGTTCTTCAGCAAACAAACCTTTACCATGTATATTAGATTTTTTTACATTAACTTCTTTTTCAGGATAATCTCCAATAGCAGGAGCATTATGTTCTGATCTACCTAGTACTTCATAATCTTGTGTATCTCCACCTTCTGTAAATTTATTTAGTCCACCACCATATTTAAAATCACCATAAAGTTTTACATACTCTTCACGATTCATTCCATATTCATTTAAAAGATCTTCATTCTGTTTTCTAATTAGTTTATTTTCTTCTTCACTATTTGCCCACTTTTTATTATATTTTTTTTGCTGTTTTTTATCTCTTAAAGAACTTGCTCCTTTAAAATTTATTTGTCTACCTTCTTGTTCTGCTTTTTCAATTTCACCTGGAATATAATTACCTTCATCATCTTCATAACCCTCCATAAATTTTCTATCATATCCTGTAGCTTTTTGAACCATTTTAGGAATAAATCTAGTTACTTCTCTTTCTCCAATATCAATATTTCCTCTTGTTCTTGGTATACCTTTATCAAATAATCTTTTAATTGGATTAATTGGTAATTTAACACCAAATGTAGGAACATCCATATAAGTATCTGTAGGAGAATAACTAGGTCTATCAACACCTTGTTCAAATTCTAATTTTGGATACATTGATTCTATAGAAGGATCTGCATATTCATATTCTAAAGGTGTTTCTGATTCCCAATCAAATTCTTTAGGGGGCAAAAGATTATTATAAAGATTTGTATTTTCATATAAATAATCATTACCAACTTTATATCTTTGTCCATGTCCATATGAACAATCTTTACAAAGATATTTATAGTTTTCTTTAACTGTACCAGGTCTTCCTTTATAGAAGTCTTCATAAGAAACATCTTTTGGAACATAACCTAAATATTCTGGATCATTATAAAATTCTTGAGCACGTTTTTCTTCAGCTCTTACTTTTTTTGGATCCCATCCTTCTTTATATATATCTGAAGGAATGTAAGTATTTCCATCTGCATCTACTATAGGTTCTGCAGATGTATAATAATCAGAAGAAACTTTAGGTAACATAACAGGTATACTATCAGATTCTTGAATATTAAATCCTGCATCTGTTAATTTTTGAATATTCTGTTTTTCTAAATTTTTTAATTTTTCCCACTCTTTATATTTTCTAGCTTGATGAGTATTTTCAGAATTTACATAATAAATATTTTCAGTTTTATTAAAACCTTCTGGTTTAGATGGATCAATAACTACTTTATAATTTAAATCTGGATATCTTCTTATGGTAGCTAAATCTTTTAAATCATCATTATACGTATTTTTATAATTTGGATGTGTAACAGTTAATTGTGTTTGTGCTTCTGGAAAATATACTGGATTTTGTATTTGTTCTATATTTAAATCTTCAGGCCAATCATTTTTATATTTTGAAGTTAATTGATCTGGTGTAGCTGTAGTAAAGTCATTTGTTCCTCTAGGTTTAACTTTTACAGTAGTCTTTCCTTCTTTCTGATAATTAGAAATACATCTTCCTGATTTTGGATCAAATGTAAAGTCATCTGGACAACCTGATGTTTTTTCACATCTTTTAGTTTCTGAATTCCATTTATAATCTTTAGGACATGTAGGATTACCTCCACCATCTAAAAACTTAAGTAGTCCACCTCTTTTCATAGTTGGCATACCCATTTGATTAAATGGATTAACAATAATATCTTTTTTAACTGCAGGTGCTTTTACACTATCTAGTTTTTTAAGAGCATCAATAAGAACTTTTTTATTATACATTATCTTGGAGAAAATTGATTTTTACTATTTGTAATTTTTAATAACATATTTGTATTCCCTGACACATCTTTAATAAAATTAATAAAATTTGTGTAATGTCTAAACTTTTTTCTTTGTAATTCTGGTTTTGCATAATTAAGATTTAATGGATTTAAAACTCTAATATATCCATTAGGTTCTGTTTCCCAAATAACTTCTTGATTATAGTTTCCATTTAAAATAGTTGTACCTGGAATAAGAGGTCCTGTTGGGGGATAATCTGATCCTATTGGGAACTCTCCTCTATTCTTAGTAATATCCCAGAATTGATTAATTCTATATTTATTTTCTTCTTTAGAAAATAAAACATCAAATGAATTATTATTTGGATTAAGTTTAGGATAAGATAAACTTAAAGTAACATTATTCTTAGGAAATAAATTAAGATTTAAATAACCTGAAACTTGTTCTGAATTATATATAACTGCTCTATCAAAATTAAAATCTAAAACATGAAATTGATCATAACAATTTTCTCTATGTCTATTGCATTCTAAAATATATTCTAATGATTTAATTGTTGTTATACTTTGTCCTGAATTAACAGGTAGTTCAACTTCAAAAGGATAATCTTTATCATAGAAATTACAAAACTTCTGACAATTTAAATTATGTTTCCAAAAAGTATTTAATTTAGAAGTTAAAAATGTATCCTTAGTTGCTATAACTAAATCAGGATGCCAGTCATGAAAAGAAATAAAGAATTGATTTTTAGGGTCAAAACTTATTGTCCATGATGCAGCTGAAAATAATAATTCATCTCCTAATAAAAAGACAGAACCTGGATAATCTATATGTGTAAAATAATCACCTTGACCTTTTTGTTTTCCAAAAGTAATTAATGGTACATAGGATACCTTACCTTTATATTCTGGTTTTAATTCATAATCTTTTTTAGAAAAATATAATATTGAATTTTGGTTATCATAAGTTGCTTGACATCCAATTCCTGAAACAGGATTATCTTTCCAAGGATAATCAGGAAAATCATCTGTAAGTTTATATGGTAAAAAATTATTAAACCACCACTTCATTCCTATTTGTGATATTTCTTTTAATCCATCACCATAAGAAAATATTTTACCTTGATTTTGTGAAATATAAAAAATTCCTGCAGGAGTACTAATTACTGCTAGTTTACTTTGTGAAGAACCATATTCATAAGATCTATCAGCATTAGATACAGATTGTTGAGGCTGTGAAAATAATCCACCATCACCTATAGTAATCTTTGTATTTAAAGCTGTTTCTAAAACATCTACACCTTGATACATTAATGGACTATCATTTTTAAATGTGATTATAATACCACTTTTATTAATAGACTTTACTGCAGATACTTGAGATTTAAAATCTTTATAATTATTTACTAAGTATATAAACCAACTATCTTTATAGGCAGCTTGTTGTTGAGGTAAAGAATATATAATTCTATCAGGTAAATAAGTATAACATAGTAATGATACAAAAGGATCATAATTTCTATTTTGTAAATTACCAGATGAAAAATATTGATTATATAATTTTGTTATACTAAATGAATAATCATATCTCCACATATTACCTCTTGTAATAATATTAGGATCTGTAGTAAACATTGAATATAAGTCTGTATACCTATAAGGATCATAATGTTTTTCATTTTCATAATCTCCAGAGATTCTAAAATCTACTAAAACTTCACTCTCTACAAAAAAGTCTCTTACACTTGAATTAGCTAAATAAAAATAAGATTCTTTTACTCTCCAAAAACCTGGGTAATTACTAACTGAATCATTACTAAAATCATATTCTTCATTATCCAGTTTATAAAAATCAGTAGGTAAATTACCAGAAACTGAAGTAGGTAAATTGGCTGACCAGTTAGAAAGGTTAGTTAAATTTTGTGCATCATATTTAACAGAATTAACCCAAAATCTTGATCTTGGAATCATTGAGTATAAATAATAATTATAAGAAAATCCATCAGGAAATTTATATAACCAATTATAAAAAAACAACATTGTGTTCTTTTCAGTATATCTATTTATATATACGTCTCCTCCAAAAAATATATTTGTTATTCTTATTCCAGTTAGAACAGATTGTCCACCTGGACAAACAGTATTACTTAATGTTTGTAATGGATAATCAGAAATATTTTGTTCACATGGAGTAATTGGAATTTGTTTAATAGATTCTAATTGACCATATTGATTTCTTATTCTATATTTTAATGCAGCATAGTGACTTGTAATTGGTAGACTAAATGATTGGTCAATATTATTCCAAGAAGGATTTTGATTATTTAATCCGTTAGTTGTTGTGTTAGAGTTAATATTTGTATTTCCAGATAATCCAGATAATGTAATTAAAGACTTATCTTCAAAAGCACCCCCTATATAATAAGGACCAAGACTTGTTCCATTTGGATTTGCTAAATTATAGTAAGGACCTGATAAAGTTCTTATAACTACAGTATCAGATCTTTGTAAATTATTAATTGTATATCTAGTATATAAACCATTTGTATTTTGTTGATAGGCTGGCATTTGTTGTACAGTATCTCTAATATAAAAAGAGTCATCTATCTTAAATCTTTTAACTTCATTTATTGAAGTTTGATTCCAATTAGAATATAAACCATGTGCAATAGATTGTAGAGCATATTGTTCATATGGTACTAATGCAGTTACTGCTTCTATAGCAACATCAGCTCCTTGTGAAAAATAAAAAGAAAAAGCATTTATACCACCAATAGCTGCTAAGGCAGGAGGTAAATAAGCATAGTCTGGAAGTTCAATTAATCCTGTAATAGAAGTAGGATTAATTCCTGCATTAGCAGCTGCTGTATTTAAAGCTGTTATTAAATTTTGTTCATAAAGTTCATATTGTGTTTGTAGTCCAATTAGTCCTAAAAATACATCTCCAACAGCAGTCCATGATGAATAATAAGTATCAACAAAACTATTAAATATTCCAACTGGACCTGTCAAAGCAGCTAAAGCTGCTACTTGTGTAGGGTCAGTAATTCCTACTCCAGAAACATCATATATACGTTGTAAATTTTCTGTTACATCAGGAAGATTATAAGTTTTTTTACCTGTTAATGCTATTATAGCTTCAGCTATACCTGCTATTAATGCTAAAAGTCCAATAACATCACTAAGTAATTTAAACTCAGAATGACTATCTGGATACTTAAAAAATTGATTTGAGTAACCAGCTAATTCTCCATATATTTTTAATTCAGTAGCTGACAAATATGGATAAGTAAACATTAGATCTGGTGAATGAATACTTGTTATATCAGTTGGAACAGTTTGAAATAATTTTGATTTTATATAAGGATCTGAATATACTCCTCCAGGCATATTACCTGCTTGTACTGGTTTAATTGTATTAAAAGGATAGTTAGCATATAAGCCTTGTTTAATAGATGTACCAGCTAGACCAAAAGGATAATCAGGTAAAGCATAAGTTCTAAAATTATTTATCATTCCTTTTGCTAAGATAGTTCTACTACCTTCTCTTGATCCTCTTAAAATTTCATATCCAACTATGTTTGGAATTAATACACCATCATTATCTACAGGAAGTATAATATTTTCAAATGTTACTCCCATTATTCTAATGTTTAGTTCATTTGTATTAATACCTGGATTAGGTTTATAATGTAATCCAACAGGATTACCATTAGAATCTATTAAACTATTGTCAGGAAACTTATGATGTCTAATTGGTTTACCACAAAGATCATTATTATAAACAGCCATACCATTTACCATAATAGGTAATCCTCCCGGACCAGTCCAACAATGAGCACTTGAATTCCAAATTTCTGGTTTAGTATTAGGGTAATGTTCAGTTGACTCCCAATAACCCATTTCTCCACAAGCTATAACAACTCCACCATCATCAATAGTTGTATTTAATGATGCAGGTATTGGAGATACAGTAGCTGTATTATAAATTTCAAATACTTGATCTGTATTATCTAAAGTATTTATATCATTAATACTAATAGATGTTTCAGCAACAATTTGAATAGGACCTCCACTTGGTGGACTATATGCATAATTACCAGGAGGTCTTCCAGGAATATGATAGGATGCAGACTTGTCTCCTGTATCATATACCCATCTTATAAAAAATGCATATACTTCATCTCTATAATAACTTCCTTTGTTTCCACCTTTTACATAATAGTCTGCTGGATATTCTACTGCTACCCATTTAGATCTAATTAAATTAGCTAAAGGTTGATAGTTAAAATCAAATTTTGATCTTGGACCTATTCTTAATAAATAATTATTTACATCAGTTATTTGATCTGATGTTTCATACACTGGAGTTTTAAGAGGAAGTAATTCAAGAGGAACAGTTAATAAATCTTCTTTAATTCTATCTATTTCAATCTTAGTAGTTTTAGTAGAATAGAAACCTATTTGTTTAGCAACAGTACCTTGATTAACATTTTGAACTATAACTAATATAAATTCTTCAAAATTTACACTATCTGCTGATAGTTCTATAGTAAGAGATCCTCTACTATCACTTGGATGCCAAACTTGTTGTATATTACTTGGTGAAAAATAATCAGTAACTCTTTGTCCTTTAATACTATATGCTATTGTAACAAAATAAGTTCCATTTAGTAATGTTCCTCCTATAGGACCTAACTCTAATTTAATACAAGGAGTATTCATTAATTTTGATAATCTTATTTTTTCACAATTAAGATCTTGAGTATCTGTACAAATTATACATGCATCAGGAGGAGGACAGTTTGGAAGGTTTGGCCAAACACCAGGTGTTGTTTGAATACATCCTCCACCCGCATCACATAACTGTGTCCATTTTACACCTGGCCATTGAACAGTATTTCCTGCTAAAGATGAATAAGTATTTTGAGTTGCTGTACCGTATGTTCCAAATATTGTAAATATATTTGGATCAGGCCAAGTTTGTGGGTCTCCTATATTAAGAAATCTATCTGGATTTAATCCATCAGCCCAATATACTTGCCAAGAACAATCTTCTTTTTCTCTTGCTGATCCAGAAATTAAATATCTTTTATCAAAATATAGACAATTAGATTGAACAATTGGCATATAAATACACCTCTCTTCAATTAATAAACCTATCTCAGATAAAATAGGAACTCCAATTTGATTATGACCAGCTGTAAAGATTATCCATTTATCACTAAATAGATTAATAGCACCTATAATATATTTATATGCAACAGTAAACAATCCTGATGTAGGCATTGTTAAACCTGCTTCCATACATAAATAGTTAGCATCTTCATTAGATAAAGTTCCAACAGATCCTTCAACAGTATTATTTACTGCATTCCTAGCATGAGTCCATAATCCTTCTTCTACATAAGATGGATCTGAATCTTTATTAAGTCCTTTAGTAAAACTGTTAGTGAGTATTTGTGCACTATTTCCACCACCTTCTTGCTTTGCCATATTTCATTAATAATTATTTCTTCTTCTATTGTAATTAAAATTAGGAGAATAACTTGCAAACATGTTATAATATTTACCATACATTGCTCTTCTATTTGTCATCCACATATCTTCTAGTTCTCTAAAGTTTGGAGTGTTAACTACACTAAGTGCTTGATTTCTTGCAGCCTTTAATCTTTGTTCAACAAGTTGCATTCTTTGTGCAACATCTTCTCCATTCAAATATAAGTTTTCAAATATTCTTGCTTTTAAGGCATACTCATAATATTCATTTAAAAGATCATGATCTGGAACTAATAAGTTTCCTTGATCATCTTCCATCTGACCTTGATAGTTTAAATAAACTTTACATGTATCTAGTGTAGTAAATAAGAAGCCTCCTTTAATCCATCCTTCATTTCCTGAATTAATATATAAGTTAGGACAGTCACATTCTATTTCTTGACTAGCTCTCATTCTTAATGGAATAGTTGCAGAATAAGTTCTTGTTTCACCATTACCTCCTACAATTTGTATAAGTTCATATTTGTCTCCCTTACAGTTCATAAAAACTCTTGGAGGTATACAAGTATCACCATAAGGATTTAAAGGGTCATAAGCTACTGGTATTGGATCTACTATAGGAAAATTAAGATCACATCCTGCAGTATGATTACAAGGATTAGCATTACATGTTCTACAGTTAACACTTATAGGAGAACATACATCTACAGTAGAGGGAACTTCTGTATAAGGAACTTCTTGAATATTAGTTCCTCCAATATTATATCCTACATTTACAGTATACTCACCACAAAGTAAAGCAAAATTAAATACATAAAAATCATCAGGTAATTTTACTCTCCCGTGACATACTTCTAATATAACTTCTTTAGTTTGATTAACTCTAAGACCTAAATCATAATTAATTTTTTTAGTTAATTTGATAAGCTGTTGAGGCTCTATCATATTTTCTAAAGCAAAAGTATTTAGGTCTACTGTTACATCTTCTAAAAGACTATCAAAAGTGCGATATTTAATTGTATAGTTATACATTATCTAAGTGAATTTTGACCATCATCAGAACCATCTGTTGGTATTGACATAGTCATTGTTAATTCTTTAATTACAAATTGTTCTACTTCAGAAAATAAATATGCTGGAAGTGATAATTGTTTATTTTGAGCAATATCACATTCTTCAGTACAAGGATCTGTTACTCCTTCAAATATTGCTTCCATTCTTATTGCATCCCAATCTGTATTAGGACAATAAAGATATCCATTTAAAAACCAAAAATATTTTTTTGTATTGTATCTCCAAGTTGTTGTTCTTGTCATAGATACCCAAGTACCAGGATCTGTTCTAAACATTTCTATAGTACCATCTATTGAAGATGTAGTACGTATAATAGGTCCCATTGCTCCATCTAAAATAGCTGGAAGTTTTTCTTTAGTTCTTTTAAAATAACATCCTGAAAAAACACCAAGACATCCTGCCTCTACTTTATCTACATCTATTAGTTCAATATATGGAAGTACTTGAAAGATAGAACTTATCTTCATTAACCTAAATTGATTGTCTTCTCTTTTAAGTAATGTTTGACCATATTTAATTAAGGAAGAATATATAACTCTATCTGTTAAGAAAGGATCTTCTTTAACAGCTTTTAAAGTATTTCTAACTCTTGATATAGATTCTCCAATTGTTGTCATAGGTCAAATTCATTATAGTCTTTTAAATCTTTTTCAGTTTTAGCAGATAAAATATGTTTATAAGATATTTTTTTATAATCTAATTTTAATTTTTTATTTGGGTCAACTGCTACATACATATTCCAATTTTCCGAATAAGCTTTTGAAACTGATCTTTTAAAATCTCTGCATGCTATAAAACTCCAAAATTCTCTATTCTTCATTTTATGTTTTAATGCATAACTTGTAAAAAAGATTTTAGCTAATTTCCCATCTGTTTCCCAATTTTTATTTGATACTGCAACACCATACTTATTTGATTTTGCAAAATCTATATTTTCTTTTTTTGGACTTTGACAAGTACCAATAAATAACCAACCTATTTGTTCTGGTAATTGAACACCATCTCTAGTTTCTATTACCATATTATATATATATTCATTGAAAGATTTTACTATCTTTCTTATATCTTTATTATCTAAGTCTTTATACTTAGGATATTTTTCTTTAAAACTGTCAAAGAACTCTTTGTTCATTATATTATGCACCACTGGTCTATACCGTGGAGCATTTAAATTTGGTTTTTTAAATTCTCTCATACTATACTAATTAATATACTAAAAATAAATGACTTTAGCAAATATAGGTATAAAAACAAAACCCCCACAAGTGTGAGGGCTTTGCGTGTTGTTACAGAAACCAACAACTGCAACTTTATTTTTTTATGGTTGACCGCAAAAATAGGCTACTATTAAAGCTAATGCATCTGCCATAGATGTATCAGTAGGAACTACTTCAACTAAGCCACACATAATTGGATCACCAGTATAGATAACACATTGTGCATCAAGAACTTCTGAACATGGTTCAGGATTAGGACAACCTAAAGGAGTTGGACATGCAATGGGAGTAATCAGACCAGTGTCTGTACATCCACATTTTTTACATCCACAATCAGTACAAGTATTAGTAGCCATAGTTTAAATTATTAAGGACAGATTATTGCTATTGGTATATCAGTAGTACACGGATCTATATAAGCAGTAAGACCATCTAGTTGAATTCTAAATCCTCCTACTTGTTGTTCACTATTTGCGTTACAAGAAAAAGGATAAATATTAGCAGCAGAATATTCTAAATCAAGTCCAATAGTTCCTGCAGCAGGATTACTATTTACATTAGTATTTGCACTAGAAAAACTAGGTACATTATCTCCTGCTGTTACATGAGAAATAATATAGTTTAAATGTGATGTATCAAAAGCTGCTGTTCCTGAAAAAGAATTTTGTTCTGCATTTTTAGGAAGAGATAATGTTAATAATTTAGAACTTGAAATAGAAATATTAAATAGTCCAGATAGTATAGTACTTGTTACTGGAGCAGCATCTACTTGACATGGTCTAGTTCCTACAACAAAAGTCATTGCATAATTATCATCAAAAGTTTCTCCAAGTCCCATAATAGTAGTTGGAATAACTGAAGTACCTTGATTAAAAGTTAAAGATCCAGCTGTAGATAAAAGAACAGAACCAGCACCTCCTGTAGCAGGTGTAATTGTATTAGATAAATAATATGTATCAACTGGTGGTGCAGATTCATATTGCCATAATAAGGGTGCTCCTGCTCCATTATCAATAGGAATAGTTATTAAACCTTTAAAATGAACAGTATTACCAATTCTTCTAGCTTTTGGTTTTAAATTATTTGTTTCAACTCCAGTATAATAACCAAAACCTTCTAAGTCTATCCATCCAGTATCTAATAGATTTGCACTAACTACATATGCTGGACCAGGTGATACTGTTACAGCAATTGTATTTGATGTATCTCCTGTAACAGATAATGATGATACATAATTATATACATCACATAAAGCAATCCAAATATTAGTTATTGCATCTGCTACAGTATTGGTAGATGCAATTGGAACCCACAAACCTAAATAAGCAATTGAAAATGGCGTATTATAAACTAATGATGTATCAGTATCATCTATGCATTGTGATTGCACTGCTGCTAAAATATCAGCAGGAAGTCCAGTAGTAGATGTTAAAGCACAATACCCATATGTACTATCATTTACTAATGCATCTAACACATCTGTAATAGTATACGTTCCTGGAGATACAACACTTGCACTTAAATCACAACTTACTGAAATAGAAGGCATAGTAAATGGAGGAGTAGGTGTATTTTCTAATACAGTTACTCTTACATCTAAATTAGTAATTGAATTTATTATGGCTGTTATTTGATTGACAATTCCACAAATAGCAGTTCCCATAGCTATTGCATATTCTGAAATAGTCATAACAGTTGTAGTACCTACAATAAAACAAGGAGCTACAGTGATTAAAGTATCAGCAGTAGTTGATCTTGTTGTTCCTGTTGTAACTATATTAACTCCAGTAACTGCATCAACTTTTAAATTTAATTCACAAATTTTATTTATTAAAAATTGTATTAATTCTTCAAAAGTAGAAGGAGGACATGCGGCAAGATCAAAACATGAAAGATCATAATTAGATACTTTTAATGTTTCCATTATTATACATAATTCTGTTGCAAGTTTATGAATAACATCAGAAACTGTATCTCCATTACATAATTTTATACAAGGAATATCTGGTCCTTGCCAAATAACGCAGTTACTTGATATTGGACTACAAGGAGAATTATCTAAATTTAAAGGTTTCATATCTTTTCTATTAATATAATATACAAAATTTTATTAAGAATTACAAGTCTTTAATGGTGTACATCCACAATTAGGTGCCTCATTACAACAAGATTGAATAGACTCACATATATAATTTGGATCTACTAATCCTGCTAAGTCTATTAATTCTTTTTTAATTAACCATTTACTATCATCTTCAGGACAACAATTAGATATACCATATCTTTGCTCTAATACTTTTTTATACATTGCTTCTGCTGCTTTGCAAGTTATTTTTTCAAACTTATCAATTGAACAAGCGGGTACATAATATCCAGGTCTTATAAATCTTCTAGGATATATTGGTGCTGGACAAATCCAAGGATCTTGTACTGTTACTTGTGAACAATTACCAAAAGTTTCTACATAATCTGTAGTAGGGTGATTATATTGCCAAGCTACTATACAAAATTTTGGAGATGTTTCTCCAAATAGTAATGTAAAATTTTGAAGAACATGATCACAGTCTAAATATCTATACTCATTACTAACTGCTGATGTATCATCATTTCTTACTGTAGTACATATACAAGGTAATGTATCTAAACAGGTATCACAATTTAAATATTCTTGATCTATAAATACTACTTCTCCAGCATTTGTTGAATTAAGAGTTATAGAAACTTCCCAACATGTTTCTGGACAATATTCTAATTTAATTACAGATCCTACATATGCACTTAAATCTGTATAAGTAATTGCATTAGGTAAATAACCACTACAATCTTCAAGTAAATAATAAGTTCTTGCACACTCTATACAATCTATATAACTTGCATCTACTACTATAACAACATCAGATGGAATTAAATCTACTTCTTCTACTAACCAACATCCTGGACAATCTAATCTAATTATTACTTGATTTACATAAGCACTTAAATTTGTACTTGTATAAATAATAGTTCCAGGATCATCACAATTAGTAAGTTTATATTTAGGAGTACCTTTACAAGTTGGACAATTTAAAAAGTATTGAAATACAGTAACATCTATTGCACAGTCACATACAACTGTTTCTGTTACTTCCCAACAAGTATTTGGATAACCATCTATTATTACTACTGCTCCAATTATAGCATAAATACCTAATGAAGTTTTAGTAGTATAAATATCGGGTAATATACCATCACAGTCTTCAAGTTTATAACATAGTATTGGACATGTATCATTTACACATAGACCACTATTAGTTATAAGAATAGGTGATCCAATAACATTACCTTGTATAAAAGGATAAACTGAAGAACAAAATTCTACTAATCCTCCTGTTAATAATCCTGTATTTTGTAAATCACCATTACAATCTACATAGATACAATCTTTAGCAGTTGCAATAACTGAATAACAATCACAATCACAAGGAGTTGGAAGTATTGGATCTACTGTAAATCCTGTTACAGCACCATTACAATTTCCACTATTATTTTCTAAGACATACCATGGTCCTGAAGATACTCCTCCTTGAATTATAGTTATAAATTCATTTAAATATGTAGATAAATCTATCTCAGTATTAAAATGATTACCATCACAATCATATAATGTATAACATTGTTTAATACAACTTGGACATTCATTAGCATAGACACTACATTCTACATTACTGTCATTAGTCAGTTGACTAAAAGTCAAACCCTCAACATATATTGGAGGATCTGGTAACAGATTATACGCTGCCACATCTGGCACTTCTATATCTCCAACTACACCAGAAGTAATTCTATAACATAAATTTTCTAATCCATTTATAGGAGTTCCTAAATATTCTCTTATTCCTGTATAAGTTGAAACAGGAAAAGGACCTTTAAATAAAATTTCAGTGTCATCACAACAACTTGTAAATATTAAAAATTCTAAAGCTAAAGCACATGCAGGACATGCTCCATTAGCTGCAGCTAATTGACAAGTATCATAATTTGTTATAGTAAAATCAATACAATCTGGTCCTACTTCGTATGTTCCATCTGCTATCTCAGTAACAGTATAACAATCTCCTGGAGTAAAAATAAAACCACTAATTGGCTGTACATAACCAGGACCATCATATATCCATACTCCATCATTTATTATACATGTTCCTGGATTAATATTTAAATTAACAATAACAGAAGTATCACAACAATTAAATACTGAAAATGCTGGTAACTTAGAACCACAAGGAGCACACAATAGATCATCACAATCAGTAAGTAATTGTAATGCACCTGAATTAAAAGCTGGAGGATAATATCCAGAATTACTACCTAAATATTGAACAGTATAACAAAATCCAAAATCAAATACCATACCTGTTGAAACTTCAGTAAAGGTAGGTCCTGTATATTGGTATGTTCCATCAGGAACTATACCTAAACCTGGAATATGAAATTCATCAGATAGAGTTGCTTGAGGACAACAGCTTGTTATTAAATAATAAGGAGTAGTTATTGCCATTTATTTATTTATTTTTTTTTAGAATGTATTTCTGGACCCCAGAAGTTTTTTAATATAGTATTTTTATTAACAGTATTTATAGGTTGTTTAGTATTTGTTGTACTAGTAATACAACTAGTACATCCTACTACTCCTTCTGGTGAAGTTCTTTTCTGACATCCACAAGATAAATTCTTTTTACAATTTGAACATTGAGCCATTGGTTTAGTTTTAGTTGGTTAACAATTTATACAGTCTAATTTATTTAAAAGTTTTAAAGCATAATTGTATAAGCTCATTCCTTTCTGAGGCTCATGACAAGTTTCTACTTTAGATTTTGCAGATTGAAGATACATAAAAATTAATCTTAATGCTTCAAGTTTTTCCTTTATTATAAAAGGGGGATCACAAGCAGCTACATCTACATCACATAATATCTTATTATATTTTATTAAAGCTTGAGTAATTCTTAAATGATTATATTCTACAAATACATCAGTATTTGGGGACACACTGTATTTTATTATATATATACCGTCTGGTATATTTACATATTTTGTTCCACAATCAGTTGTTTGTAATTGTAAATCACAGGCTGTTAATGTAATATGAGAATCATTTACAAATGCTATCATATCAAGACCTTCTATTTGATTTGAATATCCAAATCCTGGAACAGTAATATTCAAGGTTGGACAAGTAATTGGAATAAGAGGTGTATACACACTTGTATCAAATATTTTAAGTATACAAGGATTCATTACTGTAGGGACCTCTAAACTTAATACATGATTTGCCATAATGATTATAATAAAAAAAGGGGAAAGGAGTTTAGAACTCTTCTCCCCTTTAGAGTTAGTAATTAATTATTCTTAGTTACAAGAATTTACATTGTACGGGTTATAAACGGGTACTGCAGGGAATGGAATAGGAACTACACAAACTGTAGAACAAGTATAACCTGTTGTATCACAAACATCTGAACAATTAGTTAACCAAGCAAGTGTATTAGCTTTAAATGTTACAAGTGGTGCTAAAGAGAATATCTCTAACATGTATTGATCAGCATCAAATGTACCAGAAGGATTATAATTCCTTGGAACATTATGTTGTAACATATATCTGTAGTATAATGCAGTACGGTCAACTGAACTAATAATTTGGTTTCCTTGAGTAATCTCACGAATCCTAAAGTCAGATGCTAAGAAGTTTTGTCTGTAAGATTCTGACATAGTCAAATCTCTTACTACAGTTTCTCCTAAACCTTGAACTTGAAGTCCTTGACATTCTGTTACTACACAAAGAGTAGTAAATGCACATGGATCACCATTATAATCTACTTCAGAAGCATATAATCTAACTGGCTCTTTCTCATAGAAATCAGAAAGTTGGAAAGTACAATCTCCAAATGTAGTATCTACATAAGCACCATTTAAAATTAAACCTGCACAAGCATTAGCAGTATGTCCTGGAGATACATAGTTATCCCAAGTAATAGCATTATTAAGAGCTAAAAATGCAGCTGATGTTCCAGGAGCATATAATAATTGACCAAGTTCTGTTTGTACAACAACTTGTACAAAAGGACCTACAATTGGATTAGTAGTTAAACCATTTGCCCATAAGATCATTACTTCAGTTGAGTCAACTGCAACAGGAGCAATAGCACCAGCTGGACAACATCCTGTGTAAGCATCTTGTGTTGTATATGCATTGTGATTTAAGAATCTTAATGCAGGAGAACCTTTTACATCTACACGTAAAGAGTAAGTTTCACCACATAAATATTCTTTACAACAATCTGGAGAAATTCCACATCCTTCTTGAGCATGAGCTGTAGTTACTGAATTAGGACCTGCACCAACAGTATAAATTGCAAGAGTAACCGGTACACCAGTAGGAGAAACAATTGTAACTGTATCACCAGCTGCATATCCTTTACCAGGATTTACAATACCAGTAACTGTTGGAACACCACCAGCTATTGTAATAGCTAATTCTAAACCAGTTCCTGTTCCTGTTACAGTTACTGTACCAGTACCAACTGGTGAAGCAGAGTTAGGAGTATAACCTACACCTGCAGTAGTAATAGATCCTGATAATACACCACCACCAGCAGTCCAATATGTTGAACCAACATGGATTACATTGTTTTGTGGAGCACATGGATCTACTGAATAAAAACGAGATACATACTTAGGGTTTACCATTTTAGACTTGTTAGTCTCTTGGTAACCACCAGTTAAAGGTCCAATTTTGTCATTAGAATAAATTGCAGAACCTGCAAGATATGCATTACAACAACCTGTTGAAGTAGAACTAACATCAATTGTTAAATTACTAGATGGACTAAACCATCCAATATATCCATCAGTAGTAGCTGTAGTAGCTGTTAAACCACCACCAGTAGTACTAATTGCTGATAATTGATTTAAACCATAAGTAGGCATACCAGTTGATACTACATATCCTAAAGATGTTGTAACAGGAATTGTAGTATTATTAGGAAAAGTAACAGGAAATCCTGTTTGTGTCGGTCCTGTTGCCAGGAAGCTTTTTTTGAAAGCATGATTAAAATAAGCCATTTTGTTTTTTTGTTTTAGTTAATAATATAATATACTATAATATAGTAAAAGTTTTTGATATAACAAAATTATTTCAAAAACTTTAATTTATATTTAGCTGAGTTTAATGTAGACTTAACTGTGTCAAGATCATTTACTAATTCTGAGTAAGGCATTTTAGACTGTAAGTTAGATACCATACTAGTAATATCACGGATGTATGATAGAGCATCATCTACAGTATTTAATACTCTAGGAGATGTTTCAGAATATGAAAGTAGCATTTCTGCTGCTCCTTGGTAACCTTCTGCTAAATCATCAGCATGTCCTGGTAAAGCATCATATAATTCATTAAGAGCTTTATGAGCTGAAAATGATCCTACACCAGTTACTTTAAGATGTAGTTTATGAAAACTTGTTCCAGCATTCATTAATTCTGACACACAAGCTGCTGTCATTGTATCACAACTTCCTCCTGTAGGTGCACTTGAGTATGATGAACTTTGTACATTATCTCTTCTTAACATTCTAGGTTTTTCCATTTTTTAGTTTTTAATTATTTCTTTCTGCTCCTTGAGTTCCTCTACCATATTGACCCATTGATTCTATATCTCCAGCTATTATACTTACTGCTTCATCTATTATTAATTCTATTATATCATCTTTAAACTCACATGGTACATTTACTGTAGACTGAAGATTAGTATAAGGATCTACACATCCTTGAATTTGAATTTTAATAGGTTGTCTATAATATGTAAACTCAACTTCTTGAATATCAAATTCACCATTAGTGTAAATATTAATATCATTATTTATTAAAGTTGCAAAAGTTTCTGCCCATTCAAAACTTGGTTGTTTTAATTTATCTCTAAGTAATATTGATACATTACCTTCTTCTGCAAGATATATCACCATTCTTCTTTTATCACAACAATCTTTTTTAGCAAATACATCTACTCTTTTCCATTGCAAATAATTTTCTGGAATATTTACAAAAGAATAATCACCCTTATCAATTGCATTAGTTAATGTAGCTTTATTTAAAAGAACTTGTAAATCATCTTTTCTTCTAGTAGATTGTTCATCACCTTCTTTAACTACATTAATACCATGCAATTGTCTTCTAGACCATTCTACTTGAGCTTTATTAAAAGCTTCTACTATTTGCCAGCACTCTATATTATCATAGTCTTGAGAATCAAGCTTATTGATCCTCTGTTTTATCTTTATGGTAATAGTACTATTTTGCATGGATTACTTCTTTTTACGTGCATTTTTCTTAGCACCAACAATTCTATCAGCAGCAGTTGCTTTGTTAAAAGGAGGTGCTAATGCTGCAAATTTCTTAACTTTAGTTGCTCCACCTTTTTTATAAGGCATCAAATTTTGAAGTTTTTCAGGTAAAGTATAATTAAAATCTTCTTGAGCACTATAAGCATCCATATATTTTTGATCATCATCAGAAAAATAACCAAAATTATTATTTGGGTCTGGTGCTTTAGATGTACCATACTCATCTGATGTATAATACTGTCTTTCAGGATTATTTTTTTCTTTAGGATTTTCTTTATAGTACTTATTCATAGGAGACTTAGCACCAAGTTGCCAAACATCATATGGAATTCTAGTTGTACCAGAACCCATAGTCTTAAATTGTTGACCAGGAGTAAATTCAGTATCTCTTTTCTTATTTGCAGCAGCTTCTTGTTGTTTTTTATATGCTTCATATCCAGCATCTATAACAGTACCATTATTAGCTTTTCTCAAAGTTTGTTTAGGTTCAGCAGATCTTTTTGCTTTTTGAGAATTAAAAAAACCTAATGGATTTCCAAGAGGATTTCCTAAAGGACCCATCTTAACTTTATTTGTCTTTTTCATAGTTATTTATTTTTAGCCATTTTTTTAAAAGTTCTTGCCAAAGCCTTTCTCTTTGGTGTACATGTAGGTTTAGACATAGGAGTACAGAAACCCTTATGTTTAGGGTTAACTGCTTTTTGTATCCAATTCTTATCCTTCTTAGTTGCCACTATTATTTCTTTTTAACACCTCCTCCAAACTTACTTATTTTATTTCCTTTATTATCATACGTGTCTCTAATACTTTTAAGTTTTTCAAGTTTTCCTTTTTTAATAAGTTTATCTTCTTTTCTTTCTGCTCTACGTGCTTGTCCTCTTTCAGTAGTAAGAAGTCCAATTAGACCACCTGCTACACTTGCAATACCTAGATTTTTTAAAACTGAATTTGGTTTAGGATCACCTGGATCTCCACCTAATTTCATTTTTTTAACAGCACCAACACGCCCGCCTTTTTTCATAGTAGGTGCACTATAGTTTGTGGTTCCTTCTTGAGGAATACCATAGTTTAAACCCATCTTAGCTTTAGGTAATATTTTTTTAGGAGTAGCTCCACCTTTAGCCATTACTTTACCACCACATGATTTACACGCTAACTTTGCCATAATTTCTATATTTTATTTATTGTTTAGTAAAAGTATTTAATACATTGACTTGTTCCTGAGCTAATTTTTTTATATCAGCCATCATCTTAGTATTTTTTCTAATCTCATCAGCTCTTTTCAAAGTACTTAAGGCAGATTCAACTTCATACTTTCTCATGTCAGCTTTATTACCACCAAAAATAGAAATACCTAATGAAGAACTCTTTTTAGCAGGTGTTGCTTTTGTTGTTGCTTTTGTTGTTGTTTTTTTAATTGCCATAATAAAAAATTTAAAAATCTAGGTACTTTTACATACCTAGATTAAAAATATTAACACTTTCCTTTTTTCATTTTACTACCACCCATTTTATATTTAGTAGCTTTAACAGGACCACCTTTTTTAGACATACTTGGTTTAGACATAGTTGGTTTAGGTGTATTTAGTTCTTCATTTGCATTATTTATTAATTTTCTTGATGATTTTGCTCCCATTGCATAATTTTTTATTTTTCTAAATACTTTACCGGGACCTTCTTCTAAAGTATTTAAATCTTTTACTCTAGATCTTACACCTGATTTGATGGTTTGTTTTTCTTGTCTAGAAATTTTTTTGTCTTTATCATTAAGTAGTGCCATTTTATTTTAGTTTTAAATTGTTTATAATTAAGAGTTCCATAATTTTTCTACAGCCATGTTAAGATCTTTAAGAATATCTTCATTTAAAGGATTCTTCATGTACTCAACTACATCTGATACATTCCTACCAAGTAAAGCATTTGACTTTGCATGATAAATATAACCATCTGGCTTATTAATAATATACTTAAAAAATACGGAATCTCTAACAATTGATTTAATTTTTAATGTTTCCATATCCATATTAGTTGCTTCAATGAAAGATTTTGCTGCTCTTTCCTTGTTGCTTTCTCCACCTTCACCATTAATGTACATATCCATATTCTCATAGATAACATCATTTGGTGTTGACTTTCTATATTGTGTACTGTTAATATCTACTACTTTTGCAATGTAGAATAACTTAGTACTATTCTTATCAAATAATTTTTGAAGTTCAGCTAAAGCTTTATTCCTCATTTTCTTGTATTCAGTTCTGATCATTACAGTCTCTTCCTCTTTGTCTAAGTAAAACTTAGGAGCTACTGCTCTAGATCTTGCATCATCAAAACTTTTTGCTACTATTGAAAAACCTCCTGCTTCAATAGCCATTAACTTAATTCTATCATATGGATCTTTTGCATCCAAAAATAAAGGGTCATTTCCACAAGCAATATTTATTTTATTCCAGAATGCTTTATTATCTGGTCTTAATAACTGAACTTTGCTCCAAAACTCTTTATCATCAATATCTATAACATTAGCAGCTAAATCTTTTTCAAGTTCTATAATTGCTAATCTAATTTCTCTTATTCTTGCTTCTCTAACTTCTGTTGGTAACAATTTAATCTCAGGAGCAAATTCATTTAATCCTGTTATATATCTTATTACACCATTGTTTTCTAGACAAGCTAGTTGTTCATAATGTTTCACTCCATCATAAAGTGACATTCCATAATTTTCCAGCCCCATGTTAGTTGCTGCATTGTCAAAAAAAGGTCTAACTGCAATTGCTGTTTTTTTGTTGTTAGCCTTGTTGGTTTCCACCATTGTAAAATTTTCCATTGTTTTGGTTTTTGTTGGTTTATATTTAAGTAAAAAAAAGGGAGAGTATTAGTCTCCCTTTTAGTTTGTTATTGTTTATTAGAATGATCCACCAGTTACTGGGTTTCTCATAACTATTTTTAACACCTTAGTTGGATCTTTTACCCAAATTGCAGGCATGGTTTGTGACATCATTACACGGTAACCATTGAATTGTCCAGAAGACTGGAATCCTTGGCTACGGCCCATGTAGTCCATTGTACCATTTTGGTACCACCACTTCAATTGATTATCCCAAGATAATTTCAACATAAAGATATTATCATTTGTATTATCTGTGATATCAAAGATAATGAATGAGTAAGAACTTAATGGGAAACCATCAATGATTGGATTCTCAATATCATTTGTATGTACATTGTCAAATGCAGGATTCAAGACAAACTTAACATTTGCCAAGAAAGGAATTACATAAGATGTGTAAGAGAAACCAAAGTTCAAGTCCATACCTTTACCAGTGATAGCACCAATATCAGCAGCTTGAATTAATAAACCTGAAGAAACTGCTTCTTGTTTAATAGCTTCATTTACCATACGCATTCCACCCATACCTGTTTGAACTACTAGAGAACGCTTAGGATCTGGACCTTGGAATTCAACCTTACCATTGAAGAAGTTATAGATTTCTCCACGGAACAAGTCAAGTGTAAAGTTATTTTTGTTGTATACTCTTTTGAAAGAGTTATCCAACTGCTTCCATAAACCTACAGATAATCTTACATCATCTGGACCATCTTGACGAACTCTACCACCATGACCCCACATTAAGTAAGTCTCAATATCAGTTGCTACCTTAGAAAGGTGAGCAGCTTCCATATTAGTTAAGAAAGTTCTAGAAAGATCTCCATTATCAAATGCTTTTTTCACTTTGTCTTTACCCATAGTCTTAACCATATCTTCCAAAGAAGCAATAGAAGGATCTATGTTTTTATCAAATGTTCTCCAGATTTCAGTTACAGGAACTGTACCATCTGCATTCATTCCACCTTTGATCATTAAGTCTGCTCTTGAAGATACAGAATAGTGAACGTGAGCTTCAGCACCACCAACATAGTTATAGAATTCACGGAATCCTGTGTTAGTGATAATGTCAGAGAATCTCTCACCATATTCACCTCTTGCAGAACCTTTACGGAATACTTTAGTACCATTAGTAAGATACTTATTATCTATAAATTTATAGTTGTCATTATTAACTAATTGTACTGTGTATATAAAACCATCACCCATTGGAAGAATATCTTCTGCAGTGATGTACATCTCACAACCATTGTATTTGTCATAAGTGATGATATCACCATGTCCAAATTCTCTTTTATTTAACTTGATACGGAAGGTTGTACCATCTATACCTTTAAAGTCATTACCTGACTCAATGTCTTCTATAATGAAAGGAAGATCTACAGAGACAGGAGTCTGCCACTTGTACTCTCCACGAGCATTATCAACATTAATTACATTCTTACCACCAAAAGATGATAATTGGTAAAGAGGCATTTCAACTCTTTGAGCCATTGCCCAAAGGTCTACTGGACCTAAGTCCATTGGTTCTGCATCTTTCAGCATATTCACCAGGTGGTATGAATCCACATGGGAACTTGCCGCATAGGCTGTATCCCGTAGGAATATGCCATTGTTCATTACTGGAGTTGCCATTTTTATATTTGTTTTATTTGTTACTTAATTAAAATCTTCTAAACATATTACCTTTAGAAAATGTTTTTTGTTCTGACCTTCCACTTGGTTTCCTAGTATCATTGTCATAGTGGTTATTTACTGAAGAAGTAAGTTTTCTTGATTCTTCTGTTTTTAACTGTCTTACTACTTTTTCAGTTACTTGTTTACCTGCTTGCTCTTTTATTTTTGATTTATATCCTGTTGGATCTGCAAGTAACCAAAGTGCTTCTGCAATCAAGTCATGTCTTGGTTCTACAAACTGATATTTCTCTAAAAGGTGGCCTAATAAATTAGTAGGTTTTCCTGATATAGAAGGATAATTTGGTTGAACAAGACCTGAAAATAATAAACTTTGAATTTTTTTATCAAGCTTTATTCCACTTATATTTCCAGCTGCTAAAGTATTATAAACATTATCTTGATATGCTTTTGCTTGATGAGCTTGTTTATTTTTTTTCTGCTCTTGTTGTGCTAACTCATATGCAACAACCTCTTCTTGCATTGCATCTAATTTTGGTTTAAATGTTTTAGCTTTTTGCTCTAACTTATTTAAATCTTTCCAATCTTGAATTTCTTCTTCAATTTCTTCTGGACTTCCAAATTGAGTAGTATGTAAATATCTTCTTGCAATTTCAGCTTGATCATATTCATCTGTTGGATCAAGTTGTCTCATTTCTTCTACATGAGCAAGAGTTCTAAATAAACCTTTAAGATCTTGTCCACCATCGGCTACATATTTAGCAGCATATTGAAGTTCTTCTGGTAAAGCATTAAAGAATTCTCTTGGAGTATTTTCTCTAATTACATTTTCTCTTTCTTGAAAATTTGCTTCAAATAACTCTCTAAAATCTTTTGTTGAATATTCATCTAAAGACTTATCATCATCAAAAGCCATTAAAGATCCTTCTTCAATCATTTTAGAAGCTAATTCATAAAGACCTGATTTATCTACTTTAGGTCTACCTTTATTACCAGCATCTTCTTCTTGAGATATTAAATCATCAAGTTCAGCTATTGCTTCTTTTACTTCTTCATTCTGTGCTTCCTTTTCTGTAAAGGAAGACTTGTCAAGGAACGTAGTGTCTACATTTTCTTTAGAAAACATAGTCTTTGGTTTTTCTTCTTCGGATGGGAGCATGATATTATCAGCTCCAGGCATTCCAAACATCTCATCAATATTAACATCTACTTGTTCTACCGTTGTAGAATTTAGCATTTGGTTTTCATCTTCTTCTTTCATGTTGGTTGGTTTTAATTATACTTTAATATACAAAATAAACTTTAGTTATTTAAAATAAATGTAAAAAAAAAATTTTTTTTTTGGAATATATAGCTAAGTATTATTTTCCTTTATTAATATTTATATCAAATTTATTTTTATTTTCTTGTGCTATTTGTAATTGTTTATCAGCTATCTCTCTTTGTGCTTGTAATTTTTCTCTTTCCATTTGAGTTTTTTGAGATTCAATAGTCATTCTATTTGTTTCTTTTTCTCTTTGTAAGCTTGTTTGTTCTTGATATTGATCTGTATCTTTAATATCTTTCATAGCATCTCTATAGTCAGACATTTGATTTTGATCTACATCAGATGTAGCACCATAACCAGCAGCTCTTATTTCAGCAACAAGAATATCTCTTTGTCTATCTTTTTCTTTTTCCATTGCTTGAGAATCAAGTTTCATCTTTTCAATTTCTTGTTGAGATTTAGATTGTTCTTGTTGCATCTGTTGTTGTTGTTGCATTTCAGCATTCTTTTGTTGTTGCATTTTTTCTTCAGACTCTTTAAGTACAACATTAAGTGCAGAAACAGAATCAGATTGTACAACTTTTCCAAGATCATATATACTTGCGCCAGTAGTATTATTTTGTAATGCCATTTGTTTAAGTTGTTCTAGAACAGCTCTATGATTAGCATTTGTACTTATAGAAATATTTAGATCTCTAAGAAGTAGATCCGTTCCATTAATTTCAAAATTTACTTTTTCATCAGCAGAAGTAATATAAGTTAATCTTTCTGATGGTTTAGTAGAATGATAAAATTGTGCTAAGTCAGTTCTCATTTGATGAACCCTTGGCATTAAGTAATCACAGTGTTGTATAAAATATATTTCTGTTTGAGCATAAGATGCTGCAGCAGCTTGTTCTACACCTGTTGCAGTCATTTGTGAAATTTGTTGTCCCATCCTTTGTGGATTAACACCAATTACTTCAAATGCTTGTTGTTTAAAATGATTAGATAAACTTACTCTAGACATTAATCTTTCTGTCTGAGATAGATCTAGTTTCTGAAAATGTTGGAAGTTAAGAGCATTCTCTGTATTAGTAATAGAAGTATCTAAAGGAAGCATTTGAAAATTCTTCATAGCTACATATGCTTTAGCATAATTACCTTTACCCCAATCTTCTCCTAAAGAGTGCTTAGGAAGAGTGTTCTGATCTAACATGATAATAGTACCTAACTCATCTACTAATATATCAGCAATCTGGTTGTTTACTATATTATATCCAATTTGGTATGGCTTCATTAAATCAATAAGAGCAGTTGACTTAGTATTCCTATCTGAAAATACTGAACCTTCTACAGGAAGTTTACAACCATATAAAGAATTGTCTCCTTTAAATTGAAATTTAAGAGGTCCAATATTATGTCTATTGACACCAATATATATAGGAGAAAATCCATCAGTATTCATTCCCCAAAATGAAGGAATATTAGGTCCAATTTTTACACCACCCCATACTTCATTAATCCAAATCCAATCTATATGTTCTCCAAATAATAAATTATCTTTTGATTTATTTTTAAATAATCTATCATCATAGATTGGCTTATCTGTTATTACATAATCTTCTGATACTATATCATTAGTTACTTCTCCTTCTTCAGTAATTTTTACTAAGTGTCCTACTTTCTTTTGAGATTTCCAATAGGTTGTTGTTACTCTTAATAAAAATGAAGTGCCACTATCAACATAATCTTCACCCTGTGATAAAATTTGATTTATAACATCATTTCCATATAAACCTCCATTTATTGCTGAAGATGCATATTGTCTCATACCAAGTGAAGGCATATCTGTATTCCATGCATGTGATTTAGTAGCATCATAAAAAGTACCATCATTTTGATAACCACTCATATTATAACCAGCTGCTCTAATAGGATATATAGCTTCTAAAGAAACATGTTGTTCTTCTGTAAGAAGGTACCCATATTTATCTATTACATCAGAAGGAGTTAACATATCTGTTTTACCAACCCAATTACCTTGAGAGATATATCTAGCATCTGGAGATTTATGATAAAATGTTAAAACAGGATTCCATAATTCTACATCATAATCATCTTCCATCATATGAAAATGCCAGAATTCTCTATCAGTAATAAGCATATCTCTAAAACCTCTTTCTTCAAGTTCATCTATTTTAAATCTTTCAACATCTACATTATGTTGATGAGATGCCCACTCTTCTACCATAGAACGGTAATCTTTTTTAAAGAACTGTTCTATTTCAGGTAATGTTTTTAATTTTTCAGGAGTTAGTTCTTGTTTTGCTTCTTCAGATTCAGGATCTAATCCTTGTTCTAACATTGCTGCCATTATTTTTTCTGAAGCATCAGCTAATAATGTATCTTCAACCATTGCTCTTTTTTGTTCAAGCATTTCATTATATGAAAAATCATCCATAGCTCTATAAGCTAACTTAGTTGATCTCTTAGCAAATTCAGCTACCAGAACATTAATAACATTTGGTATAATAGGATAGAACTTTAATTCTAAAGCAGATTCATCTTCTCTTGTAAGTATATCAATTATTTCTCTATATTCATTATTTTCTTCAACTATATAATCTGTTCTATCTATTAATCCTTTTGCAAGTTTATAATTTTTCATTAATCTTCTTGCATTTCTTCTAAGTTGTTTAGCTCCTTCCCATTCTAACCAATCCATATTCCAAGCAGCCCATTCTTCAGTTTTTTCTGATTTAGGAATAAATTGTAGAGGTTGAGTAATACCACCCAATCTTTGTTTTTCTACTTTAGCTCCAGCCTTAAGCTGCATTGCATTATATACTTGCATATCTATTATTTAAAGTTCTTAAAAGCTGATCTTTTAATATATTGACCGTTAACCTTAGTACCTCTTCCTCCCATATGACGGAAAGGACTGCTATTTAATTTAAACAAATTTTCTGACTTTTGCAAGTTTTTACTTGCATCATCCATAATAACTCTTTTAGTATAACCTATATTTGCTTGTTGTATTCTCATAAATGCAACCATTGCAGAAAATGCAACTAATCTATCCACGTTTAAGCCATCTACATAAGCATGCATTTCTTTAAGTAACATAATATCTGGAATCCTTTCTACACCATATGTAGTTCTTACTATAGTTCCATCAGGTTTAGTTACTGTATCTAGTTCTTCTTTACAATATTCTATAACATAACTTAGTAAATGATGTTTAAATAATACTCCTGTATTTCTCCAACCATACTCCTGGAAGACGTTAGCATTTGCACCTAAGTCTTTCAAGAACATAATTTGATTTTTGGGAACTAGATATCTTTGTCTTTTTCTAGATATCATATATAGAATAAATAAAGATATATTATTCTCAATTACAGTCTGAGCATTATACCACTCTATAATCATTTCTAATCTTTCATGTGTTTGTTTGATATCATCAAATCTTCCACACCATGCTGCTACTATTTTATCTTGTTCTATATAAGTTTCTGTTTCTCCTGCTGTAACCTTAGTTACTTCTACTGGAGCTTTCATAACATAGATAGAACATAATGAGTCTGAAGTAGTTGTCTTTCCTTCTGCTACCGGGTCAATAGATGCATAATACTGACCATATACTGGATCTTTAACTGGTCTTTCCCATACAACTAGACATCCAGTTTTATCTTCAGTCTTTTTACTTATTGGAAATTCAGATATTGGTAACTTATTACTATCTTTTACTTTAATCTTTCCTGTATCATCTCTAGATATATCTAGATATTCATAAGCATATTCTTTATCTTCTATTCTCCTTATCTGTGCAGTAATAAGATGTGATGGAAACTTAGATACTTTTCTATGCTTAAATGCTTCTGCTATATTTCTAGGATGCTGAGATATTTCCAACTGGTAATCTTCAGGATCCATAGATTTTTTTATCTTCTCAAAATAATCATCTAATGCTTGTAATGCTTCTTCTACAAGTGAATTACCATAATCATCTATATAAGGTGGCATTGACCATTGTTCTGGAATAAACAAACCTGACTTACCTAAAGTACCTTGTTCATCTAATAAGTCTGTCTCTACAGAAAATATATCATTTGCTTCTGGATCTAGAATCATTTTCTTTAATGGCTCACATTGATCTAAATCACCAACTGATCCTGCTGCAATAAATAATCCTGTAGTAATCATACCTGATTTAAGAGCTGGTTTAATGTATCCAAATGTTGTATTCATCTTAGGAGCAATCCCGGCCTCTTCATGAAAGAAGTATTTAACTGGTCCACCTACTCCATTTGTTGGATCTTTATCAAAAGACATTCCTTGTAGTGTTCCTTTTAATCCTACTTCAGCTTTTCTATCTCCTTTTCTTACTTCAATCTTTTGTTGCCACATCATTACTTTATCTGGGGACATAGGTCTATACCAAGCAGTGTGTTCATTTAGGAATGCAGCATATTCATTAAGAAACTTCCATGTGCCTTTCTCATTAATATAATCTTTAAGACTAGCTCCCATTTTAAGAGTAACTCCGGCCTCAAACCATAACTGATTAATTAGTTTTCCTGCATGAAAATAACTAGATGCAATCTGTCTTTTCTTTAATATAGCAGCATGTAAATAGAATAGTTCTGCAAGTACTTCATATAAGGCCATATGATATTGAGCATCTCTTATTTGAGCAAAGTCAAACTTCTGTTGTTCCTTATCAAAGATAGGTAAGAAGTTTAACCACATATAATAATCTCTAGTAAGATACCATGTTTTATTATCTGATTTAACTAATACTCCTAGTCTACATTTATTTTTTTGATCATCCCAGTAATTAATAAAGTCCCTAGATTTAAATGGTGCAGTGCAGTATACTTTGGTTTCTCTAAACTTTCTAGATTCAGCAATAAATATTTCATTGGTTACTTCATTAAACTCATATTTACCAGGTTCCCTAAATATAGCAAATAAAAAGTCTCTCCATTCATCTCTTGAATCAAATGATGTTGTTGTCCATGTACCATTATCCCATGTAGGAATATCTTTATAAATATCATCCATAATTAACTGTCATATGCTAGCCCTTGACCACCTCTAACTTTACTAGATTGTTCTTCTTGTAAATCTTTATATACTCCTTTAAAAGAAGCTCTAATCTGATCAAAGTTTTTAGCTGCAGCAACTATAGAATTAATGTTACCATCTCTTCCATCTGTAATTGGAGTATTCTCCATATATCTACCTAATCTATCTAACATAGATGCAATACCTTTATATGCTCTAGAGGTAGGTGTCTCATACATTCTTTTGCAAAATTCTAAAGCAACATGGATATCATCATCTTCTAATGAAAAATCTCCATTTATTTCTTTCATAATTAAATATTCTTTATCTATATCAGGAGCATAGAAAAAAGGATTCATATCTGGGTTAGGACATGTCATATAAAATAAATACAAGTATATCTTAAGATGTTCTTCTGGATAGTTATCCATTATATCTTTTAAAGCTTTTAGTGTATAGCAATGTTCTGTTGGTATTACAATACCATTTTGTACATCAAATAATCTTACTATCATATTATTTTTTTTTAATTGGGTTATCTTTCATATAATTTATAATAGCAAGAACTTCATCATAAAGATACGGTATAGACATTAGTGTAATATCACTTACTATAGGATCTCCATTATCTAAATATTTAGTTATTGGATATCCATAATCATCTTTACCTTCTTCTTCAAATGATATATGTTGTATAAACATTTTACCTGGAATAAGTTTAGGATTATGCTTTAGTATAATGTACATATAAATACTTAATTGTAAAGCATAATGATTAAAATTACAATCATCTAATGAAGATAAAGGAGACTTCATTTTATCTGATACACCCTCCCAGTTCTTATAAGATTCTTTTTTAATTTCTTTATTTGTTTTATAGTCAATAATATTTACTTTATTATTAACTACTTCTACAAAATCTGATTGACCACATATGCCTGCAGACTTAAGATATACCATATGTTCAGGATATACTCCTGTATCTAATTTTTGTGAAGGAGCTACTCTAATACCATTACTTTCTCCAGATGGTGGATATATGGGAACTACTATTCCTTCTCTTTCCATAGATGCTAATCCACATATATCAGATTCTCTTTGATTATGATAGAAAGTACCTAGAGTCATAGCTCTATCTGATTCAGCATTCCATATAGCTTCAATTGCTATAGGATCAATTCCAAACCATTTAGATCTTTTACTTTTAGTTACTTTAGCAGCTACGGCTTTAGCATCAAAAGGTTTTTTAAAATGAGATACTAATGTAGTTACACTTATCCAATTAATTTTATCAGCATTATCTATACTCTTATAACTATGATCTGATGCTTGGAATACTATACTCATAATGCATCTAATTTATCTTCTTCTTCTTCTGTAATAATAGCTTTCCATTTACCTAATGGACATTCTGATGATAAAGATTTTGTTTTAAATAATAATGAACAACCACATTCATTACAACAAGGAGCTGTTGCTTTTATTGCACATTTAGTTCCTTTGCTTGGACATTCATCACATATATCATATCTAAGTCTAGCAATTTCTTCTACTGTTTCGTCTCTTATAATAGAATTTTTTATTCCTTCATATATTTGAGATCTGTTTTGCCAAATAAGGTTAAGTATGTTTTTCATCTTTTTTAT